TTGAAAGCAAATTACTTTCCCGTGTGCGGCGAAGTCTGTCTTGGGAAACTGGAAAGCCGAGTCATTGAAGGGAAAAATTTGCCATAGGAGGCAACCATGTATACCGAACCAACTCCACTGGAGCAGGCAGTAATCGACGCAGAGCGGCAACCCGACCCTTATTTGCTTCTGGGCAGCGCCCGTTCCCATCTTTGCGACGGCGAAATGACACCCGGCAAAGCTCAGGCGTGGTATCTGCTGGGCGAATTGATGGAGGAAATCATCCGCGAGGAATCCATAGTTCCGTTAGGTTGCGCCTACGAATCTCCTGAGACTCGCCCCGGTGTTTGTAATGGCGGTTATCCCTGTGGAAAACCAGCCAAGCCCGTAAATGGTATTGCGCTGTGCCCGAAGCATGAGGACTACTTCGATGCCTAAAGCGCCTCGTCCTGAATTGCTTACAGATGTTGAAATTGACGACCTTTGGGAAAAGATGCGCCGTACTCCAATTCAGCCCGTGGTGTCGGGAAAACTGTGGGCCGGAATCGGCTGGGGCTGTGTGGGTGCAATGGCCCTGATGCTCGTTATTGTGCTGGTGCGGCTGTTTTGGTTCTGATGTTGATAGATGTGCGCGGATTGCCCGTTCGGGAGTTCTAAGGCGCAACGGCACATGCGTAACAGCTTGAGGCCGGGACGCTTTACTGAAATCTGCCAATCAATCTGGCAGGGTGGTTACTTTCCGTGCCACAAGACTACGACCTTCGATGATGATGGGGAAGTGTTACCTAGCCAAAAGGAACGGCAGTGTCGCGGGGCCGTGGAGTTCGTTGCCAGAGCGGCGGAGAATAGGAACAGGGCTGAAAGCAGAGCCGAGTTGATGAGGAAGTAAAGGAGAAAGAAGATGAATGTGCGATTGTTGCGGAAGATTCAGAAGCACATCTTGACCGAACCGCGCCGTCTGATCATGCGTATATTTGTAGCCCATGCCGAAACTTACGGGCCAACCTATGAAGGCGATTCTGGGCACGCTGTCCGCTTCCCTACTTGCAAGACTGCCGCGTGCATCAGTGGCTGGGCTTGCCTGCTTACGAAGCAGAAAAGGATTAAAGCATACTGGGCGAGGGGTAGGCGAATCCTTGACCTTAGCGAAGGTCAAGCTATTCGCTTATTTATTGATACCCAATGGCCACAGCCATTCAGTGATCAATACGGAAACGCAACGACACCACGTATGCGCGCAAGGATTGCAGTTCGTCGCATTGACCATTTCATCAAAACCAAAGGGGCGGAGTGAGAGAGGAGTCATCCACAATGGCCTCGCAGAAAAATCTTGACTTCACCCCCGTGCAAAGGCGTAGCATGGGAGTGTCTCGCGTGTCTGGGCGTGCCGGTTTACTCTTCGCGGGGTTTCCGGTCCCCAGACATCGAGTGACAAACCCCGCGAATGACAGCCTCTCACAATTCGAGCGCGTTGAATTTTCCGGGGAGCACTATGCTTCGCCGGTAGCTTCGCGGCACTGCGTAAATGCCGGAGCCAAATTAACGGGCCGCTTGCTAGTTAAGGCTGCTGAAATCCGGGCAACGGGAAGTAATCGATCTTCGTTAAACGCCTACGTCCCGGTCACAGAGAATAAGGCGTACCTGACTAGCGGACGTGAGGCGAGGGCCAGAAACCCTCTGAATCTTAAGGGAAGGCGTGTGTCTGGAGGAATTTTATGACCGAAGTTTCCACTGGAGTGCAGCAGGAACTATTGCCGGAGGATAAGCCGATACCGGACATGCCGGGGACGGCTTTGGCGACAACGCCGATGGGCTTGCTGTCTTTGGCCCTGAGCCATGGGGCGGCAATCGACGTGATCGAGCGATTGAGTGCCCTGCAAGAACGGGCGATGGACCGGGATGCGGAGATGCAGTTCAATGAGGCCATGAACGCGGCCCAAACCGAACTTGGCCGGATCGCGCCCGACCTTACCAACCCCTCAACCCATAGCAAGTACGCTTCCTATGCCGCTCTGGATCGCAAGATTAGGCCGATCTATACGCGGCACGGTTTTAGTCTCTCGTTCGACAGCGGCGACAGCCCTCTCCCTGAGACTGTGCGGGTAATTTGCTACGTTTCGCACCGGGCTGGGCACACGCGGAAATACACAGGGCCGCCGATGCCTTCGGATGGCAAGGGGGCCAAGGGCGGCGAGGTAATGACCAAAACCCACGCTACGGGCGCGGCTATGAGTTATGGCGCACGATACTTGCTCAAGTACATCTTCAACATCGCTGTGGGCGAGGAAGATACAGACGGAAATGCTGGCACCGTTGCTGAGGACCGCGTAGTTGAGGCTCTCGATGCCATTGCCAACTGCGCCACATTGGAAGAGTTGATGCGTGTTTACAAAGCCGCCTACCGGGAAGCTGGCGAGGCCAATGACCAGCAGACCATGAAGGCTTACATTGCCGCGAAAGATCGGCGGAAAGCGGAGTTATCCAATGCCGTTCGTTGACGTGGATCAGCAGTCTGTGGATTGGTTGAAGATGCGGATTGGATGCACCACGGCATCCCGCGTCTTTGACATTGTAGATCGGCTTAAACGCAATTCCGCCAGCGGAGAAAAGGGTGGTTACAAGGCTACCCGGCGAGCGTACATGATCGAGCTTATCTGCGAACGGCTCACCGGCAGGGCATCCGACCATTACGTCAATGATTGGATGATCCGAGGCCAAGAGGATGAAGGGTTGGCCCGTGCCGCCTACGAGATGCAGACAGACGAAATTGTAGAGCCGGGGGGCTTTTATATGCATGACCACATTGAGTATTTTGGCGCTTCCCCAGACGCCAGGGTCGGAGAAACAGGGCTGCTGGAATTGAAGAACTTGAAGGCCGAAAGGCACTACGAGTTTCTTTGCGGCGCCCCTATCCCCGATGAATACTTCTGGCAGATGAACGCGCAGCTTGCCTGTGCCCCGGAACGGGAGTATGTGGATTACGGCTCTTACTGCAAGGAAATGCTCTCCCCCAAACTGAGGCTTTTCGTGCGGCGGCACCTCCGAGATCGGGAGCGGGTGGCAGAGGTTGAGCTTGAGGTAAAGAAGTTCAACGCGGAACTGGCCTACGAACTCGTGGAATTGACCAAAAGCGAGCCTGTGCAGCCCCGGAGTGTCTCCACGCCGCGATTCTCGCCGAACTAGAACAGCCTGCGATCCCGTTTAAGGATGATCAGCAGGAAACAAGGGCAGCGCAGAGAACAAAAGTCTTGAGCGCCTTGAAGAAGGCGGGGCCAAGGGGCGTAAGCAATCTGGAGTTGACGAAGATTTGCTTGCGGTATGGCGGAAGGTTATTCGAGCTACGCAAGATGGGGTTCCGGATTCACACGGAGAAAGAGTCGGCGAGTGTGTTTTGGTACAGGTTGGGCTGAAAATGGCTGATTTTGAGGAATGCTGTGAGCGGTGCGGCAAGGAGACTCCCGAATCACAAGAAGATTGGGATTTTGAAGGTTGGGGAATTCTGCACGACCAAACGATGTGCCGCATGTGCCTCCTTGAGAGCACCGGCCAGCAGGTTTTCCCGTTCAAATAAGTTTGGGGATTTTCGAGGCTCGGCGCACTCGCACAAGGGGAGTGAAAAAAGATGTTGCAATTTGGGGCGGAGTGTGAAAGGATTTTCAAGATCACCACAGACCTGGAATCAGTAGCCGCTTCTTCGCCCCAAGCCGGAGGCGGCTACTTGTAGTCCGGGCAAGGGCTTGGGGGCCTAGCAGTGGCAAGAATCCGATCAATCAAACCTGACTTCACGCAAAACGATAAACTCTCAGCCCTCCCCGCTGAAACCCATCTACTGGCCGCTGGCCTAATCTGTTACGCCGATGACGAAGGATACTTTCCGGCGAACCCCAAACTTGTGCAGGCGGCAATCTTCCCTCTTCGGGAACTTCTCCAGAGCATTCCGGAGATGCTCCGGAATCTCTCCGGAATTGGATACCTCGAACTCTTCACCGGAAGCGATGACCGGGCCTATGGGAAGATCACGCATTTCGATTTACATCAACGAGTTAGCCATAAAGTAGGAAGTAAAATAAAAGCTCTTCGTGCGGCCTCCGGAAATATTCCGGAGAACTCAGGGAGGCCTCCGGAAACACTCCGCCCTGAATTGAAGGGGAATAGAATTGAAGGGGAATTTGAAGGGGAAGATTTTCCGGAGTCCACCACTGATCAACCGCCCTTAAACCACGCCAAGAAAATCATGGAGGTTCTGGGGCTTTCGGAGAGGATAGTTTTGTCGGTAGAGGCTGGGTTGAAGGCAGAGGCAGGGTTTTCTGGAAACTCACTGCCAGAGACGGCGCAATACATCGTGAAGCGCGCAATCGCTGATAGGCAAGAGGGAATTTCAATAGACAAGTTTTATTTCGATGATACGAAATGGAGGAATGGCAATGGAAAAGGAACACGGCCTTCTGCATCAGCCGCGAGGTCTGAGCGTAGCAAATCAAATATCCTTGACGGACTCGCAAAAGACATTGGCCGTCGAGATGCACCTGTGCGCCCTGAACTCGAAATCGGAACCCGAAAGCGAACTGGTAGCGGAATTTAGCCGAGTCTTTTCCGCGACGGCCCCAGAAGTTTTGCAATGGGCATTCCGTGAGCATCGGGAGCGATCCGCTTATTTCCCCACCATCTCAGAACTTCGCGGATTAGCCTGTGAGTACCGCGTCAAAGAGCGGCAGAAGCGTGAAGTAGAAGAGGTTGAGGCAGAACGTCGCAGGATCGCGGAAGCACGCGAACATGGAGAACTTGTGGACTTCACGGACATCAAAAAGGAATTGCTATCTATCGCCGCATTTCCCGCCGAACCGAACGAGCACCAGCGCCGTCAGCAGGCCGCAATTAACCGCTTGAGACGTGTAGAGATGCCACCGGCGCTGCAACTAACACCCGCACAGATTGAGGCGCGTCGCGATAAAGAGCGCGAAGAAATCAACCGCGAAGTGGAGCGCAGTTCTGCTACATGTACCGTGACATGGAGCGTTACGGGCGCAACCCGTTCATCGTGCAGCGGTCAAAGACAACCTTCCGTGATCCGCTCAAATGGAAAGAGCCGCGCATGATCTTTACCTGTTCATGGTCAGACTTCTTCATTGAGGCGGCAGATGCTTGGCGCGATGAAGTCTGGGACATTATCCGGCGCACGCCTCAGCACACATATCAGATACTCACGAAGCGGCCAGAACTGATTGTGGACCGGCCTCTCCCACTTTAACGTGTGCGAAGTCCGCCATAATCTCGGCAATATCCCAATCGAAGATGTCGGGATCAATCCCGGACTTTTCTAAGAATTCCCGCGCTTCGGTTTTGTAGGACATTCGACGTGCCTTTCTGCCTTTGACGGCTTGGTATTCCGCAAGAACATTGGGTGCTCCGTGAGCCAATTTTCGGCAGTCTCAAAGGCCAGCACCCGGCAATTCCAGCAGACAAGATCGTAGTCCACGATGCGCCATTGCTTACAGATGCGGCACTTGTGGGGCTTTCTCACGCTGGTCCGCCCACAAGATTGTCGGGAAGCAGGTAGTTATCTCGGGAAGTGTTCAGTATCGCTTCGGCATCGATGATGGCCTGTCCGCGCTTGCAGCAAGCCTTGTCAGTGTCATAGACAAATACGCTGCCATGATGTGACTGATGATCTTCCCGCGCACATTCCAGCAATCGCTGCATAACGTCGATCTCTGGTAGGTTCAACATGCAAACGTGTACACGGATAACGCGGTTGGCTATGACAACGGAATGCAGCGCCGATTCATTCACGACGTTGTAAACAAGACTGAGACTTACGTCCGGGGTCGCGTGCATGTTAACGGGATGGAGAATTTCTGGTCGTTGCTCAAGCGGTCTCTGCGTGGCACCTACGTTGCTGTTGAGCCTTTTCATCTCGCACGCTACGTGGACGAACAAGTTTTCCGTTACAACCATCGCAAGGATGGCAACCGCAAGCTAAACGATGCCGACCGCTTTAAGGCCGTGATGTCCGAAGTCTACAATCGTCGCCTTACCTACAGCGATCTCACGGGCAAGAGCGCATCGCCACACCACGAGGCGACAGGGGCGCGGGAAGCGGGAGAAACGCCAATCCCGTTCTAGTCCCTGTCGGATTTCTTCGGCTTCGCTACAGAGGCAGACTTCTTAGTTTGCCTCTTTTTCTTTTTCGCGGGAGCCTGTAAAATCGCGGTCGCAAGCCTCTTAAAACTCTCTAGTGCTTCCGGGCCTTCCCTGTATTCGGGCGTTTTCATTATGAGCAAACCTTACGAGTATGTGACTGATCTATTCCAAAAGCTGCGCGAAGACATCGCTCAAATCAAGAATAGACTCTTTACTGAAAAACCCAAACTAGAATCCTCCGAACGACCGGAGTATTCCATAGACACCGTACATAAAAATAGCAAGCCCGAGAAAGAAGCAAAAGAACCACAAGGCCCCGTGATTCGCGCTCGGCTTAACCTGCCAGAGACTATAGCTGTAAAAGCAGAAACCCAAGAGCGCGAAAAACCATGGAAGAAGGATAGGAAGTTCCTTCTTGAGATCGCGGCTATTGCTGTAGGCGCTAGTGTCGCTCTGATATATGCGGCTCAGCTTTGCCAAATGATCAAACAAAATAGAATTAGTCGCGACAGTTTGGAGAAGGTTCAAAGAGCCTTCGTTAGTTTTTCTCCAGACATCACAAATCTGTGGATTACCGACACGGAAGACTCTCCAGACATCACAGCTTGGAGATTCCAAGTAGCGATCCGAAATAGCGGCGCAACAACGACTCGCCGATTGCAAGATCATATTTTCATTAAATCGTTGCCCGGCACAATTCCCGACAATTTTGATTTTCACGACTTGGAAAGCGGCGAAAAGAGCATGGTTGCTCCCCAAGACCACATTTTTTATTGGACTGACCCTATTAGCGTTCAGGACATGGCGAAACCTGGCGAACACACCTACCTCTACGGCTGGGCCACCTACAATGATGTATTTGAGGGGACTGACCTCCACATCACTAAATTCTGTTATGAAGTCCACCCAGTCCTTAGAAACTTCACCAGTAAAACTTGGATTAGTCGCACGACCCTTTGTCCCGATCATCACAATTGCACCGACGACGACTGCAAGGCAGAGAAATAGCCCTATCGCCGCTGGCCAGCGCGAGGCTTTTTCTTTGGGGGGTTCCGCTCTCGGAATACCCACACCCAAAATGCCGCCCAGAATGTTGTCCACACTGCCAGAGCAAACGCTAGAATCCCGCTCACAACGATATTTGCGTCCACGATATGACGCAATTGTGTGACGGGTTCGATTGAATTGCCGGGCCAACCAACCGCGAATGCGACTGCAAATATGTAAGCCGAACGAAGATGCTGAAGTACTTTCGGGATTGCCACCGCACGACGGCGATTGTGCAGGTTTTTCTACATGTGCGTCAACTAGGTTAGTGCCTTTGCGAAGCTCCGGCCTGTAAGAGTAAGGCACGGCATGACCAAAGAACGATCCTTCATTGCGGCAATTAATCATAATGTCCGCTAATTGTCGGCTCTTGAGTTCATCTTCCGTTTCTTGCGCCGTCATCCAGAATGTATCTTTCATTTTCCGCGCCTCCCAGAGTAGAGTGAACCAATCCAACAAGAAGGAGTATATGGTACAATGCGCCAACTTGTCAAGAACTCGATTTGGTTTGCAATCAGCGAGTTATGGCACATTGCGCCACTGTGAATAACTTTGGATGGTACAATTCACGCATGATAAAGGCAGTAAAAGCAATGTGTTGGCAATGCCTAGAATGCTCCTGGACTTGGCTTGCCGCATCGAGCGAGAAGCCTAAACGCTGCCCAAACCGCAAATGCAGAAAACTAGCAACGTTTAAGCGGCGGTCTCTCTCATCTACGCAAGAGGCAAGCCAATGAGTATAGAGGATTTTGTCGTAGCCGTATTTGTATCTGCCGCGATTGGCATAGTCGCTTATTTGATTGCCTTCCGAGGGCGTGGCCAATGATTCTCGAACCAGCACAATACCCGAACCACATACCGAAGCTCAGTGACTTCGATCCTGATGATTTATTTGGGCAAGAATATAGTTGCCTCGCCCACTTTGAGAGGGTACGATGATCTCGTCTCTTCTCAAAGGATTAAGTATGGCTGAAACCGACAGCGAAAGAGTAATTTTTATTCTCTGTGAATGGACCGCCGGAACCCTCGTCTACTTTTCTATAGATCGACTTCTTGCAGGAGAGACAATCAAGGGAATTATCCTAGGAGTTTTGGCGACGCTAACCCCCGCTGCAACCACCCCACACATATACTCAATCACTCTCTAAATCATCTGGAATCAGGACTTTGCGAGTGCTCCCCTATCGCCCAGAAGAGACTCGCTTGACTTCCGCGCTATAATCATTCTGTGGTTAATCCGCAATAAACTGTCTCCTTTTTACCACACTGTTACCTTTCCTCATGGCTATTTCCAATCGGGAACGCCAACGCGCTTTCAAACTTCGTCGCGCTTACGTGAATTCTCTACGCTGGTTATCGACCAAACACGTAACGACAAGCGGCGCATTATCAGCAAGATGGAAGGGGAGAACGATTCAGGCCCGGAGGATTGTCGAGGCGGCTGAGAACGGTTTTCGGGAAGTTCCGGTGCTGCGAGATACGAACGGGCAGGTCAAAATCCAACAGCCGCGGTACTTAGAAAGGCTTTACCGTCTTCTGCCTTAGCTACGCCAGTCCGATAATACGCAAGTTGAACAACGAATGTTCAAGATCGCCGCAACTCGTTTCCAGTCACAAACTTAGGCTTCCTTGCGCCCGAAGTCCGAGCACCCCGTCGAGGAAACGCGGCGAAGGAAGAAATGGAGGCTCCAAACCCTAATTTATCTCGCAGGTGTTTTCTCACAAAGCGTAGTAGCGTCACATATGTAACGTAAATAGGTTGACTAAGGCGGGGAGGTATGTAACAATCGTGACATGCCGGATTTAAATATACGGAATGTGGACGTGAGTTTAGTGATGGAGGTTAGGGTATCGGCGGCGAAGGCTAACCTAACGATTAGGGATTTTGTGATAGCGGCGTTGGTTAAGGCTTGTGACGGAGGGGTGCCGAGGCTTCCGGTTTTGAAAAGTAAACAACCCATACCAGTTACCGAAGATGTTGTACGGTTGTTCGGCGCGAGAAAGTGCTCAACCCACGGTGGGGAGATGAAGGACTTGGGGACGAAGTGGGCGTGCGATGGTCCGCCATTCCATACCGAATTGAAAAGGTAGGAGATTACGAGATGACTATGCATTTGACACAGAGGGGGCGTAAAATGCTCTTTGTCGTCACCAGCAGGAGGTCATCGTGGATTACAAGTTTTGGCTGCCGCTCGTCGTGACTGTGATTGGAGTCGGGTTTCAGGCTTACCAAATCAGGCTTATGAAACAAAAGATAGAAGAGATACCGTCGCCGCGCTCACCAAAGCGCGTAGCGGCGGAAAGGGCGTTGGTCAGGAGACTCTATACGCCAGTGTTTTTAATGGTTGGGCTGATCCTTGTGTGCTGGTTGCCTTTCATAATTGCAGCCGTCAGGCCCTCACCACTTCCCGTGTTTATTGCTGCGTGGGGCGGAACGACGGAGGGCTGTAGCGCTGCGATAGATACATCATCGTTCGTGAAGGTGGCCGATAAATACAACATGTTTATTACCTGCCATGTGTTTGATCCTACCGTTGACGAAATGGCGGATGACAAAATTGCTGTGAGTAAACCTTTCCAGATCACCGGGGGCTTAGTGTCTATCGTGATTGCCTACGACCCCAACGCCACGATCAGATCAGTTGCCAAGATAGGGGCGCAAACAGGAGTCAGTGTATTGTTGCTACCGAAAGATCGGGATGGAACAAGTATCAGGCGACTATCAGATGTAAGCAAGGAAGGCGGACAGATACTCCTCCAAGGTGGAAAGTTGAAGGACTAGCAACTTGCTTTCTAGGGGAAGGCCAACGTTATACCACAGAGGTAGACAAGCAGCGGTGTTAATGCAGAACTTTCGCCTGAGAAAAGGCCCTGACTTCTGGCCTCCCCCCGGTGGTTGTGAAGTCAGGGCGTAAGGAGCGAGGAGAAACCCCCGACTCGCTTCTGGCAGTTTGGAGTCGGGGGCGAGTGTGTGTTGCGTACTGATCGGCAACTACGCTAACCCATGATGCTGAGGACGGCAAGAAGTCTTTCGGCTCTGGTTCTGGGACCTAATGCTGATGATTGCAAGCGAAGAAGCGCTCACCGGAAGCGGGAACCCCCTATCGGGGTCTCGACTTGCTGTGTGCGGTTTAAGACCCCGGAATCCCGATTTCCGGTAAGCACACCTTCTCACATCGGCGGAGGATACCGCACAGGAATGAGAGTGTGTTACGAAAACGGAACTCCGGGGAGGCCCTTGGGGAAAGGTTTGGAGATTATAGTACAGATTCCCTCGCGGGACGCAGAAACCGCTTGTGCCACAGGATGTGTTTGGTGGTATAACGGACTGCGAAGGATGGCGGAGGCTGGGTGAGTCGAACACCGTTCCTCGCGGGGAACTGCGGATTATAAGTCCGCTCCTGGTAAACCGACCAGTCAGCCTCCCGCCACCTGAAATGCTAGGGCAATAAATTCAAAAGAAAAGCGAAAATGCTGCGATTTCGGGATTTGACCTGTGAAGAAGCTGTGGATGTGGCGACTTATCTGTGGATAGTTGCGCAAAACATAAGTGGAATGCAAAATGAGTAGTCAAAAAGGTCCGAAAAAACGCACATCAGCAAAGCCGCTCCCCAAGCGGATTCGAGTAGAGAAACAGGTTTTCGACAAGGTTTTGCAGAAATTAATTCAGTCTGAACCTATCAAACGGTAAGACCCTGCCAGCATCTAACTCCATTTAGAGGGTAAGTTGACATTTCGGCTGTTGCTAGCTACATTTGCGTGCGTTGTTAAAGGGCCAACTCGGTGCCTCCTGGCGCAGAAAAAGTCGATGGCAAGGGAGCCACATTCTTGGCAAGAATATACTTGACTGACCGTTCTGTTTGTGGCATATTTACTGCATGGAAACGCCACGGACGTTACAGGAAGCAATAAAATATTTTGCAGACTTTGAGAACTGTCGCCAGTTTATGATCTCTATCCGCTGGGATGACGGGCAGGTACGCTGCCCGAAGTGCCAGTCCGAGAAGGTCACCTACCTTGCCAAGGCGCGTGTCTACAAGTGCTATGCGAAGCATCCTAAGACCAAGTTCTCCCTGAAGGTCGGCACCGTATTTGAGGACTCACCTATTGCCTTAGAGAAGTGGCTTCCCGCCGTGTGGATGCTGGTCAACGATAAGAACGGCATCTCTAGCTGGGAACTGCATCGCGCTCTGGGCGTGACTCAGAAAAGTGCATGGTTCATGCTTCATCGCATTCGCGTGGCCCTGCGTCGCGGCTTTGGATTCTCCAAGCTGGGCGGCGGCGGCAGTGAAGTCGAAGTCGATGAGAGTTTTGTCGGCGGCAAACTAAAGAATATGCACCGTTCGCGCCGTACACGATTCGCCGCTGAGAGTGGGCACACTGGCGGTTCGACTGGCAAGACGATTGTGCAAGGCATTCTTGACCGCAACCTGCGCGAAGTTCGGGCAAAGGTTGTGCCGGACGTGAAGCGTGAAACGTTGCAATCCGAAGTTCTAAAGAATGTGAAGTACGGCACCAAGGTTTACACCGATGACGCGGTTCCTTATGACGATCTGCGTTGCAACTTCGTGCATGAAGTTGTGAACCATGCAGAAGAATACGTCCGTGGCCGTGTGCATACGAACGGTCTCGAAAACTTTTGGAGTTTGATGAAGCGTTCCCTGAAAGGAACCTACGTTTGCGTTGAGCCTTTTCACTTGGAAAGATACGTGGACGAACAGGCTTTCCGTTACAACAATCGCGCAACGAAAGATAATCCACTGAATGATTCCGATAGGTTCAAGATAGCTCTAAGGCAGATTGTAGGAAAGCGGCTGACCTATGCGGAACTGACTGGCAAGACTATGGAGCGTCCCCTCTAACCGTTTCTATTCACGGCGCGGAAGGCAGCGTACTTAGACTTCCGCGTCCGCTTGAGGCGCTTTGCGGCTTTCTCGGCATCCAGGTGCGCCTTGATCTCGGAATGGGGAACAGCCATGAGCTTCTTCATGGCATCTTTGAAACGGTCAAATTGTGGGTTTACCTTTTGTTCTCCCATATATGCCGTCGATTTCCACAGGGCAAACTATTGACTCCAATGTACAATGATCGGCGGGACTAAACGGTCTCAAGGGCACGTTCTACTTGTTGGGGAATCAACACCCACTCGCCCCACCAAGATGTCTGCGCTCCAACGTTTAGTCCCGCCTTCACGACCGAGGTCCCCGTGCGGAACGGAGTGCTCTTTGCAAGGGACACCCATCCGGTTCGACTCCGGCCTCGGTCTCATTGGCTGCGTTGCAACTTTGCAGCCAATCTTTAATGAATGAATTTTGGGGGATTCCGTTTACTCACAGTGCCCTCGCCTCACAAGTGAGTTCTCTATTGTCGGTCGTGTGACCGTACCTTTGCACCACACCACGCCTGAGATTTCGCCGCGCCGTTAACCTTTCGGGCCAGAGTTCCGAAGGCTCCTACGGTAAGCAAATATGCTTACACTGCGTACAAGCAAGAATGTACCACAAGCCACTAGCGGCTTTCCACATGTTCTACACAGGGAATCCACTAAAATACACAGTTTTCGCCATAATATCGCTTGCGCGAGTTACCGACTTGTGGTAGGCGAAACGCGGTAACTGCCAAAAATCCCCTTTTGAAAAGAACCGCCGAAACCCTGACCTAGGTCAGGCAGCTATATTTATACCAGTGAATGGTTTATCCGAAATCGTTCTCACTCCGAATCTTCATTTTGAATGGACTCCTCCTTCGAGCCTAGAGCCCCTTAGGGCAAGCAGTCTACTGCCTGGCTGGGAGGGTGTCAACTTCCATTATACACAGTCCTCCCTGCTCTCCGGGTAGAGTACTTTAGTCTAGGTTCTGCGCCGATACAGTGGTCGCTGTAAAGTCACTATTTTGATTCTGTGCACGGCGGCTAGGATGCAAGGAACCATAAACCATTGCCTCTCAGTTATTTAGCGCCTCTCAGCCGAACTATTTCCACGGCTCTAATTCTCGCCAATCATGAGGGAATCCCATGGGATCTAGCGGAACGTGGGGGTGATGGTCGAAAAGCACAAACAAGCGCTTTTTCCAATTGCCGCCGGTAGCGATTACCTGTAGCAAATGCTGGGTCATAACCGCCACACAGTAAATTCGATCTGTCCTGGGAACTTCATAAACCCATCCGTGGGGAATCATTGCCTGTACTCCAAGCTGGCGATTCCACAGCCGACTGTGATGGGCAATAAGATTGCGGATGCTGGAAAGGACGTGCAGCCAGTTCTGAAACGGCTTTTCTGCCAATTTGTACTCCGCCGCGATTTTGGTTTTCGTTGCGCTCTTGAGGCCCTCGAACATCATCGACAACGTACCGAACGACATGAGTTCCGTAGCCATCCAAATTGGCAAATGTTTTTCTAGGGTGTACTTTTCTCGGTAAGTCTTGATGAAGAGTTCCTTGCCCCGCTTTTCCTCTTTCTCGATATTGCTTATGAACTCATCAAACGGCGGCGGTTCTCCGAGCCTAACTATCTTCATGAACCATGACGAATATGCCGCTGGTAATGTGTGGGCGAAAGGTCCGTGTGCGTGTGACAATTCGTAGGTGATGACCGTTCGGAGAGAAATCTCAATGCGTTCGATTGCGATCATAAAGATATTCCGCAATCGGCAGTCGAACACGTACAGGTCAATTATGGCATCGAAGCTGGCTCGGGGAAGAAACTCTTCGCTGGCTGGGGATTTTCTGAATGTGGGAAAGTAAGCGCTAAGCCGATAATAACTCACGCGCCTAAGCCATCGCAGCGCCACTTCATCGCTCGAAATGGAGAGGCCGCGCTCCTTTAAGAGCGCGAGTTGCTCATCGTACGTTTTTGCAACTTTCGGAAACTTCATTTTACGGCAATAAAAAAACCTCCAACTATGCGCATCACTCAATGAGTGTGAAAACACACTACTGAGGCTAGGCGTGGAGGTTCTATCGCTATGTATGATGCACTAGAGGGGAGAAAGAAGCAAGGAAAATATTGTAATTTTAATGTCCCGTAACTCCTTTGTAATCAATGGCTATTACCTAATGCAATTACCTTAGTGTGTTCCCATTTCGGGACGAACGAACGGCGTAAAAGCGTTCTGTTCGATCAGCTTGGCGTAGGGCATCGGCTTGACTCCCGCCATCCGGCTCACGGTCTGCTCGAACAGTTCCGCTTCTTCCCGCCGATTGAACCTGTAAGAAAACTCATTCAGGTAGCGTTGCAGGTGCTTTATCGAAAGCTGGTGATACGTCCCTATCACAGCCCGTTTCAGGAGCGAGAACGAATTTTCCACGGTGTTTGTGTGGACTTCGCCTTTGACGTACTCACCCCGGCTGTGACGGATTCGGGAGTGCTTGGCATCGCGGAATTTGGTGATGCGGAAATTGTAGGCTCCAGCATCGTCCGTCATGATCTTTTCAACACCCTTGTCAACGTGCTGCGCGATTGCTTCGTAGAGCGTCCCGGCCTTGTTGTCCCGAACGTGTACGAGCCGAAGAGGGCCGCCGCGCTGTCGGATTCCGAGCACCACGTCCTTGTTGAGTCTTTTCCGCTTGTGACCCTTCTGCTTTCCGCCGATGTACGTTTCGTCGATCTCTACTGTTCCTGTCAGCTTTAGCCCCTCAGGATCGTCCATAGCTTCGCGGATGCGGTGACAGAGATACCAGGCTGTGCGGTAGTTAACTTTCAAATGCCGTTGAAGCTGCAAAGCTGACATGCCCTTTTTCGCGTCCACCATGAGCGCAACCGCCATGTACCATTTGTCGAGGGACAGGTGAGAGCCGTTGAAGATCGTCCCCGTAGTCGCGGAGAACTGAGCCTTGCAGCTCGGCTCTAAGCACTGATAAAGCTGAGCGCGCTTGTTGTCCGTTTTCTTGGTGACCTTGCGCATAATGCGGGAGATGTCCTTAGAACCGCAAGTGAGGCAGCGCACGCCAGTGGGCCAGCGTTTCGCTTCTAGGTAGGCCAAGCATTGTTCTTCGGTTGCGAAAGCCTTTGTGACTTCTATCAGTTTCATCTGATCTTCATCCATGTTAGAAATGCTGTTCCGGCGAGTACCACCAGAACCAGCACGATTTCAACTAGCGGGTGCATGAAGAAAATATACGCTTAATTCATTTCTGTGTCAAGTGCATAGTCATCGATTACGATGCATCCGCGAGATTGTGATTGCTTTCTCTGCCAACTTCGGAGTATCAAGGAATTGTTGCGGGAAATACGCGACGAACTCAAACCCAGGAAACCAAGATCTGCAACATTAACCTTTGAAGGAGGCGAAATGCCAGCAACCATCGCGGTAGGAGGCAAGGGCGCACAGGCGGTTTATCAGGAATTTAGCGGCCCGAACGGTACGGGGCAGGTCGTCCCGCCTACGGGGACAGTCAGTTATTCGAGCGAGAACACGGCCATTGCGACTGTCGATCCTGCGTCCGGACTCTGCACAGCAGTAGCTCCGGGGATTGTCAACATCGACGGAGTGGATTCCGGTTCTGGGATTAAGGCCAGCGACGTTTTGACAGTCACGGCTGCGGTGAATCCCCCGGCAGTAAGTGCGACCCTGACTCTGACTGCGCTCTAGAAGTGCGGTTCGGCCAGCGTTTTTCTCTTGCGGACTTGAGGTTCTGCACGATGGCGGCGCGTTTATCCTCCGTCATCGTGCGCCCTCCCTTTCTCCCGATATTGGAGAGATGAGCGCGAAGTTTGTCCGAGAGCCTACGCTTAGTGATTGACACGCTTCTTAGTTTAGCGTATCGTCTCACACTAGAAACTCAAAGCCAGAGTAATACGTGAAAATCCCCAACCAGTTCACTATCGAGAAAGCCTACGCCGACCTGAAAGATAAATACCAGTCGGCTCCTCAGGAACTTCTCGAAGCTCTGGCACAAGCCGATTATTTCAAGGAATTCTGCCAGATTAGTTTGGCGCACCCGATAGGAAATGCTTTGCTCGGCGCGATTGCCCTCGGCTGGCAGTTGCGGGACAAGGTGGCGGAAATTGAAGCGGAGACTTTGATCTATCGTGCCTAAATCTCCCGAACTTCCTCCAGTACTGACGATCCATCGAACCTCGGAAGGAAGTTACGCTCTCAGGCTTTTCGACCTCGCGGACAACTTTCTGGCGGCAGGAATCGCCAAAATCATTCCCGACTTGCGTACCTTGTTAGTCATCACCCCGACCGACATGAAAGTGTTCGAGTTCAATGGGAACGGGAATCGCGCCGTGGCGGAAGTCGAAGAATTGCCGCGCACGGAAGTTTATTCCGATCCCATGGCCGAAGCGATTGCGCTGGCGGAGGAAGAACCATCAGGGCCGAAGATTGTAGGCGAGACTGCTCACGGAACCAAAGTAGTAAGAAGAAAAAAATCTCCGACTCCAGAGGCGGGACATACGGAAACCTGTGCGCGATGCCAGGGGAGGGGTAAGGTCGGGGTTCTTCTTGACGGCGGTCAGTCCACCGAAGGTACTTGCCCACTGTGTCAGGGAAGCGGAGAGATTCGCAGGTATGGAGCTAGGAGAACGCGATGAAAAAATAGAACGGTGGCATGGGAGCGTTTCTTGACGGCGGAGTCGAATGCCAAAGAAGCCTTGCGGTTGGCATGCAGGCACGACCCCGACATCATGGAGCAACTACACAAGCTCGGGGCGAGACTCGCTACAGTTGAACGCCAGATTGAGCGATTAGGAGCGCCACGATACCGGACTGCGCGAAAAGGAACAAGAAAATAATGGCCCTGCACCCCCCTCCCTGCCGAAACCCCCATCACCCGACAGGAGTCCCGCGTGACCGGGCGATCAGAGTGTCGCATCAGGACCAGTTTAGAATCGCTTTCGTTTGCGAGATTTGCGCGGCGGAAGGTATCTCCAGTTTGCAGGTCATCACCCGACCGAAAGGCTGGGATCAGGCCCGCTGGATGAATGAGAAACGAAATCTGGCGCAAGCGCGGGAGAAGTACCGCGTTATCGCCAAGAAAGTGACCTACCACCATGCCTGACTTTGTAATCCCCCATCCCGAAGAAGAGCGCTCGTTCTCGGAGTTGCGCTCCGAATTCCGAGAATCTAACCGCCAGAGAATCCGCGCCATGCTGCACTCCGAGTCTTACAAGGTTGGCCCTCTTCTTTATAGGTACGAAACGGATGGTGTTGCCGCTTCCGTGGACTGTACCTTGACCGAAGATGGACGCTGGCTGTCGACACGCGCCTTCCCGGTGAACGACGTGCCGGAGAAACTTATGCGCGACCTCGAACGAAATGTCCGAGACGTGGAACAAGACCTGAAAGCCTGCCTTCCGGAAGGCGAAGGTTTCGAGCATGACGGCCCTCCCCTTAATTCTCTCGACGAAGAATCCGTCCTCGATTATATGGAAAGGATGACTGATGCCCGATGAATTGGTTTTAGAGAAACCGAAACGCATTTCTCCCATGAACAACCCGGAGACGAGGGCAAAAGCCGCAGCCACACGCGCCACGAACAAGGCCGCGAAGCTGGCGAGACTCGCAAAGAAAGCGGAGCCGGAACCAAAACAGCAGACAGCGGCAGTCAAAGCGCGCTGGGCCGGAGAGAAGGCTACGGAGGACGATGTCCGCAAGTTCTTCGCGCAAGACCTTGAGATTGAGGAAGGCTTGTCTCTGCTTGCGAGGATGAGGAAGAATTGCGAGATCGCCAGTTATGCCCTCAATGCCAGAATCACGGCGGATGACAACAAGGCCCGATGTAAAACCTGCGGCGGAGCGAAGAAAGCCAACAAGCAGTGGGCGCTGGTAAGACCCAAGCGCGACCCCACGACGAATCTGATCGTGAACGAGCACTTCTGCCAGCTTGCGTGCGTAGCTCTGGAAAACCAGAAGAAAGACGGCGTAAAGGGAATCAGCGACCGGGGAATGCTACCCAGCGACAACCCGGCCAACCATCCTCATCTTCATCCCTCGGAACGGAGCGCCGCCAAGTGAGTTACAAGATTGACGATGAAACGCGGGCATGGCTCAAGACCCGTAAACTGGAAATATCCACGCCCATGTTCAACGGAGTTTGCGATGGAAGGCATCGCGCTCTCTGTATATCCCTGACGCAACTACTGGCGAAACTAGGCGTTAACCATCGTTTCACCGCAACCTTTAATGAGTCTCTGATTACCAGAGGACGAAACAAGATCGCCTGCAAGTTTCTTCTCACCGACTGTACCGACTTGCTTTTCCTAGATTCCGATATTTGGATACTGCCGGAAGATGTTCTGCATCTCCTGATATTGTCGAAGTCCCACGGAGGCATCCTGTGCGCTCCTTATGCCAAGAAGGGGATAAACTGGGATCGTATCGGGAAAGTTTGTTCACAGACTAAAGAATATCCTGTGGAGAATATGCCTGCCTACGGCGGGACCATAGTCGCGAACTTCCTCGTCGAAGACATGAAGTGCGGCCAGCCGGTTCCGGTAAGACACTCTGGTACGGGGGTTATGATGATTCCCCGCAGTGTATTCGACGCGATGATCTGCCGAGGAGTAGTAGAGTCGTACAAATTTATGGCAGAGGAAATGGTGGATGTTGGCGCGGAGGAATCGTGGGCCTTCTTTGAGGCCAAGATTGATCCCGAAACCCGTCTCTATCTCAGCGAGGACTGGTATTTTTGCGAACGCGCCAAAGTTGCAGGGATTACTACATGGCTCTGCCCGTGGATGGTGACCAAACACATCGGGCCTTACGAGTACGAGATGAATATTCCCGCCATCGCGGAAACCGGGGAGCGTCTGTGAGTGCTGAATCTCTCCCATTTCGAGACTCTCTGCCACCGCCTGACGATTAAAGATCGGGACGCGGGGCATCACCGGGCATTCCAGTTCAATCCTTCCCAGCAAAAGATCATGCGGGCCGTCTACAAACGGCAGGAGCAAAAAAAACCTCTCTGGTTAATCTTCCTGAAAGCTCGCCGCCTCGGAATTTCTACGTGGGTTCTCGCTCTACTGATGGCGCAGCAGCTTCAAAAGAAAAACTGCCAAGGAATGATCGTGGCCCAGCTTGGCGAGACTGCAAAAGAATTATTTCGCCAAGTCTCCGACTTCTCGGAGTGCCTACCGTTCAAACTTCCCCCTCACACCCAGAGGGAAATTTACTTTCCTCATTCTGGAGGAGTCTCTTCCTTCCGCCGAGCCACGGCCAAGACGGTCATCTCCGGACGCGGTCTTACCCTCAATGGACTGCACATGACCGAAGCAGCCTTCTATCCCGGCGCGGATTCGTTCATCGCCCTGCTGAATACCGTATCCTCGAAAGACCCCGACAACATTGTGGCGATTGAGACGACGGCGAACGGCATGGAGGGTCCGGGAGAAGCCTACTACGATTACTGGAATGCTGCCGTGGATGGGCAGAACAACTTCATGCCTATTTTCCTTCCGTGGTATGAAGACCCCGGCTCGATCATGCCGGATGAGTTGGCTCCCGATGCCCCCGCCGACGATTACGAAAAATGGCTGATGAAGGAATTCAAGGTAACCAAGGGGCAGATTGCGTGGTTTCGCCAGACGCTTGAGACAAAGTGCGGTGGGTCGATCTATACGTGGAGGGCGGAATACCCCGCAACCCCGGAAGAGTCGTTCATCTCAACTGGTAACCCCGCCTTCGATTTTCAGGAACTTAAGATGGCGCAGGATCACGTCACGGAACCGATCTGCAATATGCGGATGGTGCCAATCAATTCAAAGTGGGAATTGACGTTCGAGGAATCGAGAGAGGGTCCGCTGGAGATATGGGAGTGGCCCAAGGAAGGTGATCATTATTATGTTGGCGTGGATGCGGCGAAGGGCATGGAGGACGGGGATTTTGCTGCGGCTGTTGGCTGGAACGCTGAAACTGGCAGGCAGGCTTTCCGCTATGCTGCACGAGTCGGACCCGAAATCTTGGGGAGCGTTGTTAATTGGATCGGACGGATGTACGACAAAGCAATGGTTAATGTGGAAATCACGGGCGGATGGGGGTATATCGTGCTACGAGAATTGCGCGATAGATGGCACTATCCAGGTCAATATCTCTGGCTTGGACGTGACGATAGATTTGACAAAAAGCCCCGCACATCGCTTGGTTGGGAGACTACAGAGAGAAGCCGTCAACGTGCCCTTGCGTTATTCCGCACTTCATTACGAAGGGGAGAGTGTTTCCCCCTCGATCAAGAACTTGTAACCCAGATGTCGAAGTGCAAGATGGAAATGGGGTGGAGATGGACTGTCATAAAGGGTCACGATGACATTATGATGGCCGCGCTTCTTGGTTGGGCCGCGATGCAGGATCATCACTATCCTCACGGCGCTCCGCTCGACCGCATGACCCAAAAGTTGACGGAAGAAAAAGAGCAGCACTCCGGAATTACGTGGATGGACAGCCCGGAATCGAACGCGGCGGGAATGTTTGGATGGACCAGCACCAACCATTTGAACAAGCTCCGAATTTATAACGACAAAGCCAAAAAGAAGGATTTACTCCAAGGAATATGACCGAACTACCATATCCGCTTTCGGCGAATGGCATGTCGCCCGACCGCTATCTTCTTAATCTTCTCGCGGCCATCGTGAAGAAGCAGGGTGGAGAGATGCGGTTGAAGGTCAGCGACATCTTGTCGGTCACGGATCAGGTCTTGGTTCGTTATCCTAATGACAATCTCACGGAAATTGTGCTACGGTTAGGGCCAAAGACCACTGACCTGTATGTTGTGAGCGAGGCTCCTTCGTGGACAGCGAGAACTTCGACCAGAAAGTCGCCGACGCAGTCGAATTCGCCAACCGAGGAGGACTCCAGCCCCCATATCCCCCAGAGGATCGAGAACAACGATCTAAGGTTGTGGCTATTGGAGCAGGAGCGGGAAGGCAAACGAGCGGAGCGGGAAAAACAAGTCAGGCCGGGAGTGTATCCGTTCCGAACGGAAAACAGGTGAGCGTCCGCGAACAAGCCCTCCAGTTGTATGACGAAATCGGCAACGAGTATGCCCGCCTCTACGAGAAAGAATCGAAGTCGAAAGCCCACAGATATTTTCTGATCGAACTCCGCAAAAACCAGCGTATCCTCGTGGACGGAGGAATCTACACCGCCAAAGAACTAGACGAGCGCGTGAAGGAACTACAGACCCACTTGAAGGAAGGCGGAGACGAAGGCAGGATGACGATGGCGGATCAGTTTTCCGCGTGGTTAAACGAGGAACCCCATGAAGCAAACCACTGATTACGGAAGCCCGAACCGGGACGCACCACGACCGCCGAAACGCAAGCGGAAGAGAGTAAGCAAGAGAAAGTAAATGGCGCAACTTACCCTCGTCACATCCCGCAAGTCAGTTGACGAGCGTAATCCTTTGTCCCGCCATATCGACGAATGGCAGAGACTTTCCAAAGACCACAAGAACTCCTGCCTCGGAGAACGCTGGTACGAGGACATGGAAGCGTTCTACGCGCTCACTGACCAAGGTGGGCCGCTGCCTTCATTCCGCCCGCTGATTCGCACCCCTGAACTCCAGACCCTAATGATGCGGGAGGCGAACGATCTGACGGAAGTAGCGCCACGCCCTTACATCATCAACACGCAATCGTCTAAGCGGGAAGAAGATCGGGAAAAGGTTTTGCAGTCGGAGTGGCGAAGATCGAAGATCAATTACCACTCGATGTTTGCTATTCTGTCCTCGATGTTTACCGGGATGACGCCGATTCAGATTGGATATGACCCGGACATGCGACAGGGACGCGGGGGGACGTGGGCCAAAATGCGCGATCCCCGGACTTTTGACTGCGATCCTTTTACATCTTACGAACTGGACTGGTCCTATGTCATCCTCGAAGATTACATGCACCTTGAAAGAGTCCGTAAACGCTGGCCTAAAACTTCCGTGGGCATCAAGCCCAGAGTGGCCGGAAGAAGCGTTAGCCCCGCTATTGGGGATACCGGATACGGATTTCAGATGCCGCAAGGCCCGATGGCGATGGTCCCCGGCCTGCCTAATAACAGGGCGATCCCAGACGATAACCGCGTCCGCGTGCGATGGTGTTTCTGTGAAGATTCCACACGGTTAAAGATCGAGGAAAAGAAACTTCCTGCGGGAGCGATTGTGCCCGTAGATTTTGAGTGGGCCTATCCGAATAATCGCCTGATTGTGGATTGTGAAGGGCAGATTTTGCAGGATGGCGATAATCCCTATCCGCTGAAAAGTTTTCCCATCATACCGTTCTGGTCAACTGTGCCTCTACATGGTATCTGGGCTGTCCCTGCCGTCCGGTATTCGAGAGACATCCAGAACGTTTCGGAGCGTCTGTGGACGCAGCTTTTTGAAAATGCGATCAGACTTAATAACGGCATCACTCTCATTGACGAACGCACAGGAATTGACCCTGACGCCTACGGCGGCATACCCGGCGAAGTCCAAGTCGTCAACGCTAATTCGATTGAAGGAGTGAAGATTCTTTACCCCGCCGCCCTTCCTCAGCAATTCACTCAGTTACCTCAATTACTTCTGGATAAGCAGAAGGAGTTGCAGGGATTCACGGACGCGAGATCGGGCAAGCCCGGTGCGGGAAATATCTCGCCGGAATTATTCGACGAGTCCGTGATTCGTTCCCAAGGTTTAACGCAGCTTCGCGGTCGTTTGCACGCGGAAGCGTTCTACAGAATCGCGTGGATGCAGTTTCACCTTATCGGGAAATTCATGCGGGAGCAATCAATGCAGTTTGATGGGGAAGGTGGAAGAGAAATTATCAAATGGCCGGGACTCTTATCGCGCCACGATATTTATGATGTCGAGTTGGATGATGCGAGTCTCCGCCCGATGTCCCAGATGATGATTAAGCGGATGGTGCCGGAGTTGAAGAAGCTCGGCATGATGGACACCCGCACCGGTCTTGAACATCTCGACTTTCCCGATGCCGGAGGCGTGGCGGATCGCATCGAGCGCGACATGGAGTTGCAGGCTCTCGCCAAGACGAAGGGAAATAAAAAGTGAGCGCCTCGCCCTTGGAATCCCGCCAGTGGTTGACGGTGTACGAATTCGCCGCGCTGATGAACCATTCTCCGCAAACGGTGTGGGGATGGGTTCGCGATGGAACGATCTTCGACATGTCGCTGCCTATTCGGATGATCGGGCGAGGATCGTCCACGCGGAACGGAATCTTTATCGGGGTGGACCCGCACACGCTGGAAAAACTCCGCTCGTGACCTTCGTATTACTTCTAAGCATTCATTGACTTCTAGGACTTATGCCTTCACCCTCCAAAGTGTGAGCCGTGGGATTGAGATCATCGAGCACCGCGATCTTCCCGAAGGCTGGATACAAATTCGTTGCGCCGTGAGAGGGAAGCTGGCGGTTCCATTCCAACTTCACAAGAGCGACCTCGAACAATACCGCGACGAAGATTCATATCTGGCAATGCTGGAAAGGCAGGCGGTTTCGCTGATCGAAACTTACGGCGATGCACGGTGTCAACGTTTAGAGGAGGTAGCCTGATGGCCAGACGTGGAAGAAAATACAAGAAAGGCGGCAAGCGCAAGTAACAACGCTTGTTGCGTGTGTCAGGGAAAGTTGCTGGCCTTCGCGCCATCCCTGACGAGTATCAACGCCAATAGCGAAGGAGGTCATCATGGCACACCGTGGAGGGCGTCGTCGCAGACGGCGTGGTTCGCGGCGCTATTAGCGGATTCCGCAAGGCAGGGGGCGGTTTCCGAGCCGCCCTTGTTCATTTCTGCAATTTCAAGTGAGGTGATCCAATGCCCGGAAGCATGGGTAACACATTCGATGACAAGATTTTGAAATCCCCTTTAACTGTGGGCAGGCCAAAAGGTGAGCCAGGGCCGGAAGTCAATAACAGCCCCGTCATGGCCCCGGAAGACCCGTTGAAGTTCATCCCCGGAAACTCGCGCAAGGCCAAGAAGTAGGGAGGGTCCATGCACCATCACAACAAGGGCGGGAAGAATAACCTCAAGGGCCACAGGGCGATCACCGGGAAAGTTCCGATGAAAAAGCCCCATCGCTCGAAGAGGCTTCCCAAGCGAGGGAATCGCGGAGGCGGTCGATAGTGGCTGGTGCGCTAAATCCCCTCGTACAAGGTTCGATGGCCCGTCAACTTGTGCAGAGACTTGCTCAAGGGCAGGGTGGGGCCGCGCCCGATGCCGCCGATGGGCAGTTGGCCTCTCAGTTTTCCGAGTTGCAAGGCGCTGATCCTCAGATGCTTTTGAAAAGCGCCCAGCAGTTGAAAAAGATGCTGGTGCAGATTTATGTCAGGACCGCGTTTTCGATTCCCGAAGCCTCCCGTCACGCCGCGTCCGCGCAAAAGTCGATGGATGCCATGATCAAGGCTCTGGAGCAAGGCGCGGCCACCCAGAATTCCGTCAGACCCCCTATCGCCAATAACGCAGCCATGCCAAACCCGGCGCAGAATCCGGGCGGTGGTGAGCCTGTACCCGGAGGTATGCAGTGAAGAAATGGAAAGATATTCTCGCGGACAAAAACACATATCCTGACGATTTTGTCATCACCACCAAAGACGGGGAGACGTTCAATCTCGGCGCAGCCCGCGAATATGACCGGGAGCACGAAGGCGAACTCACGCAGCGTTTGACGGCCAAAGAACAGGCTCTCGCCAAAGAGAAGTTGGAACTTGAAAAGGCCTCGACGGGCGTCTACGAGATGTTCAACAAGTATCTGGAGTTAACCGGCCTTACGGCGGAGGAAGCTCTTGCAGGAAAGAAGCCTCTATCGAAGCGTGCCGCTGCCGAGAACGCCGAGTTGGACGAAAATGACCCCTTGGTCGGCTCGATGGTGAAGGAAGTCAATAAACTCAAGGCCGAAATCAAGGCCATGGGCACCCAAATGTCCGATGCGCGGGAGAAGATTTTGAAGCCCATGCTGGGCACCTATCTTGACGACTATTACCACGACCGCTGGGAGGACCGAATCGCCCCGAAGTTGCCGGAGAAGGCGAAGGACAAGATCAAGCTCGAAGATGTGATGAAGTACGCCGAGAAGGAAGGTTTGAAAGACTCCAAGGGCCGTCTGAATCTTGACCGGGCCGCGTCCGAGATGACCTCCGAATATCGGCAGGATGAGTGGCGCGAACAGGAGCGCACCAAGATTCGCAAGCAGTTGGAAGAGGAATCCCTGACTGCCTCCATGCCGAAGCCGGGCGGCGGGCCAAATTCGTCTCCGCGAAAAGAAGTGGCAAAGAATTTCCGGGACGACAAGGGCCGGACCAAGACATTTGACCAAGTTTTGCAGGATGCCGCAAACGATGCCGACCTGTGGTCGAGCATTGCCAAGGCGACAGCGTAAAGGAGAATCACGATGGCGAACAGCGTAGTTGGACTTGGACTGGCGACTCCGCCTGTCCAGCTTTCCAACACCGTGAATGCGATTTCGCAGAAATACATTGTCCCGGTCCTTGGCGACAACGTATTCAAGCCCTCCCCTGTTTTCTGGGCATTCACCCGTGAAGGCAAGAAGTTTGGCGCGGGCGAACTGGTATTCCCCGAAATCAATCAGGAAGAACTTCCGGGCGGGGCGTACTACGGCGATCAGTTGCTCGACACCTCCGTCGTGGATTCGATTCAGCCTGCCGACCAACAGTGGCGTCCTTACCGCCAGCCCATCGTGATCCCGATTACCGACATCATTCTGAATCGTGGCGGAGCGGGGAATCTCGACATTATCAAAGCGAAGTATCAGGTCGCCTCCGCATCCTTCCTGACGAAACTTTCGCGTGCTCTATGGCACACTTCTCCACAGAACACGTCGAACGATGTTGATGACTTGAATTCCTGGGCAGGACTGACCACCAACGTCATTGCCGGAATCGACCGCTCTCAGGCCGCTAATTCCTTCTGGCAGCCCTCGCCTAACGTCTCGAACGGCTCCGGCGTGCTGACTCCCACGACCGCCGAGAGTGCGTATCAGGCAGTCGTATTCGGTTATGACGAACCGGATTTGATGCCGATTTCACAGCAGAGATACGCTGGATTCAAGGGCCAGTTCACCACGGAGATTCGCTTTGGACAGGGGATGCAGGATGAGGAAGCGTTGCAGGTTGGATTCCGCAATCACTTCCTGTTCAATAACGCCATCGTCGTGCCCGACCTATTTTTGCAGGCGGCTCTGCCGAACAGCGCCTTTTTCTTTAACACAAAATATCTTTTCCCGGTATTCCACGAGGCGGATTACTTCAACGTCGATCCGTTCATCAAGCCGACGAATCAGCGAGTGCTGGTCAGCACGATATATTTGACTTGGCAAGTATCCTGCATCTCGCCAAGGATGCTCGACGAAATCACGAATATCACGGCGTAATAGGAGGCAAGTGTGGCAATCGTCAACAAAGTAGCGAAGATTCTTCCGGGACTAGGGTCGGGAGCAACCGTATCCAACCTCAATGTCTCCTGTGCCTCCGGTGCCGTGACGAATGTAGTGCTCAACGCCTTCCCGACGACATTCAGTGCGGGTAAGATTCGCGTGCAGTCACTTGCGCTGGGCGTGAACGCGACATGCAAGATCACGAACATTCTTGGAACAGACGGGACTACCACTCAGCAACTTTACGCTGGGGATGCGGCCCAGACCGCCAATGGCCAGTCCTACGTCAACGAAATTGAATTCATCACTGACCTTGCTCTGACCTCAATTAACGTTGCGATCAACGTGGTCAATAACACTTCGACATTCGATGTGGAAGTGTGTGGAGTCGCGTGAGTCTTTCGTTGCCTGCTGCTGGCCGGGGCTTCGGCTCCGGCCTTTTTCGGAGGTAGGATGAAGAAGAAAAACAAGTACCTGAAAAAGATGCAGGGCTTCAAGTCGGCAATGAAGAAAAAGAATAAGAAGCGGAGATAGCCATGGCGACGATTCGCTACAAGGGAACGGTAGTAGGGAGCGCCCAGCAGACGGAGGGGATCGCCGCGCCTCCAGCGCCTACTTTAATCGTCATCAAGGGGAGTCCAGCCTTCGCGCCAAGTCCCGGAACCGCCCATACGTTTCTGACAAACGTTGCCAATGCAATCTCAAATCTTGCGATCAATGGGGCGGCGTCGATCTACATTACGACCAACGCCACGGATGTTGCGGCCATCGAAGGAGCGGTTACAATCATTGCAGCGAGTAATCAGGACTAGGAGCATGACTTGCCCCTTGTTGGCGACATCCTCATCTCGGCGCGGGAATTATTTCCTGACCTTCCGCAACTTCTTTCCCCTCCCGCTGCTTTAGGCGGCGCGCCAATTAGTTCATCCAATTCCCTGCCCACCGGAACGTACTACATCGTTTTCACTCAGTACAATCAATGGGGCCAAAGCCTCCAATCATCCGAAATATCAGTCACGGTATCGTCTGGTCAAGCCATCCAGATTACCGGAACATTCCCTGCCAACATTACACAAATGCGGGCCTATCTCGGCCTAAATTCTGGAGGAGAAAACGTCTACGTTAACTTTACTGCACTGCCGCTGACGATTGATGCGACGACAATCCTTCTTTCCGAGACTCCTCCCACAAGAAGTACCGCATATCTCCCGGACTCCGATGGCGGGGCGTTAAGCGCAGCGGCGTTGTACCGCTGGCTGAATGACGGTCTATTCGCGGCATCCACAATCTGCGACGGACTTCCTGACTTTTCTGCGGTCGGCTCAGTTTCGGGCCAGCCAATTTACAATCTCACGGGAACATGGAAGAAAGTCTCTAATGCTTGGTATGACGGGTATCCGCTATCTTTAGGGCGAAAGACCGACGTTTTCCGCCGTAACAATGTTACAGGGTTAGTCGGCACCATGACGGCCTACCAGTCCACCAACAGGCTCATTGTTGAGTTGTGGCCGCAACCATCGAGAACGAGCGGCCAGACAACTACGACGGCTACAATGACCGTAGGATCGAATTCGGTTGCGCTGGCAACTTCCAACTTCGTATTGGGATTTGGGTTGGCGATGATTGGAACGGAGATGGTGGAATTCGGCTCTAATGCTGGGGGAGTTTTAGCACAGCTTACTCGCGGGATGGGTGGTACGATCCCGCAAGCGTGGCCAGCCAGTACTCCCGTGACGGAACTTAACGTCATGGTGAGCGGCCACAGGGTTCCTACTGGGTACTCCGTGGGGCAGGCTCCTTCGACGTTCTACCTTCCTCCGGGGTGGGAACATGCGATGGAGACGTACCTGATCTCCCGTTTCAAAAAGGCCGAACAGCAAGTGAAGGAAGCACAAGAGTTGATGCAGGAATTCGAGTCGGCGGTGAAACGTTTGAATGCCAATCGGATCGTTACCGGGCCACGGCAGATTTCCGCGAGTGCCGGACGCGGGAGCGAAACCTATCCTGGTCTTGGGTCAATTTTCGGGGGTGTAATCGTCCCGTAATGCCACTGCGTAACCTCAGTCAACGTAGCTGGATCAAGGGCTTATCTGCGAACTTCGATACTCTCTCCCAGCCGAAACAAACCGTTCCGCGAGTGTCGAATTATCTCCTGACTCGCCGGGGCGGCTGGGCGACGTGTGATGGGACGCAGTTAGTCTCTGCTCTGAATGGAGTCCTGCAAGCCATCTCGGCCAACATCGGGCCGATTACGGCCTTGTTTCTCTATCAGCCTGTGGGAGGGCAGTTAAATTACTTTCTGATCAGGAAGGACTATAACACCCATCTGGCATCGCCTACGGGCCTCGCAGCCGTTGACGGAGGGACGGGAGGGAACTTATCCGCAGGCGCTTATCAATGGGCTGTAACGGCCTTAGACGGCGCTGGAGGAGAGACTTTAGTTTCTGCCGCAGCGACCCTGACGCTTGCGGCCAGCCACAAAGCGAACCTGACGTGGAATAAAGTCGTAAATGCAACAGGATACAACGTCTACCGAACCATTGCCGGAGGCTCCACCCTGCTTTTGGTTAACGGGGCAACGCCCGTTACGGGTTCGGGCGCAACGATCTCCTACACGGACAATGTGGCCGACGCGAATCTTGGGACTCAAGGGCAACCCACTGCCAATTCGACTCAGGTGTGCCAGTTTCAGCTAGTTCCCCCTACGAGTTATGGTGCGGCCAACATCGTTTTCACTTTCCCCGCCGACAATTTGATTTTCCAACCGGGGGGCGGAGGAGTTGGAGGAGGATACGGCGGGGGTGTTTCTGGAGGCAGTGGAGGAAGTCAGAGTCCGGGCGGAGGGCAGACTGGAACCCTGAGTCCCCTGCCGCAGATCATTCAATTTGCCAATTTAATGTTCCTAGCGCTGGGCAACGGAGTTTCGCCCTATACATCGGATGGGACTACTGGGAACACGATTCCGATTACGAACACGTTTCAGGCAACTTTTCCTTCGTGGCAAGCGACCACGGGATTTTCCACTGGCGATCAAATCACGGTTACGGTGTCGGGGACGGCTTATGTGTTTACCGCTGTGCAAGGCGGGGTCACCAGCGGCTCCATGCCGACGTTTCCTTCGGTCCTAGATCAGCAAGTCGCGGACGGAAATATTATCTGGCAGAACGCCGGGAAAGTTTCTACCTCCCCCGCCCCGCGTGGCGCGGCTCACGTCGAATACTATGCAGGGTCGCTCTGGGTAGCGAATACCTCCCCGCAGATCACTACAGATCAACTGGACGGGCCATCGGCTCTCAGGATGAGCGATGCCAATAACCCAAATTCATGGAACCCACTGAATGCCGCACAGGTAGCGCGTGATGACGGAACACAGATTTCCGGGATCAAGGCGTTCGCAGTTGCGGCGGCGGGAATTCCCACGACAAACCAGTTGGCCGTCTTTAAGGATTTCTCTCTCTACGTGATCAACGGAGTATTTGGCGCGGCGGACTTTGCAATTCAACAAGCCCAGACTGACATGGGTTGTTCGGCGGCGCGCTCAATCCAGTATCTCCCTGGCTTCGGACTGATTCGGTTAACGCATCTCGGATTTGCCATTTTTGACGGTCTATACGACAAGTTGGTGAGTGAAGAACTCAGGCCATATCTCTTTGGCGGGCAGTCGGACATTCTACCCGTGGACTGGAACTACGCTTGGTTCTCCAAAGGCTCTCAGGTTACCGACCCGCCAATGTATGTCTGTGCCTGCCCAGTGATTCAGAACCCTACAACCACTCTTCCCCCGATGCCTATTACGGCAGGGACAGGGACTCTGCCTTCGGCCACATATTACGTGATTGTGCAGAAGGTCGGGGCGAATGGGGCCATTGCTCAAACCGCCGAAGTCAGCGTGGGACCGTGTACCGGGATCAACATAACCCTTCCGAGTGTTGCACCCTTTAACTATACGTGGAGGATTTTGTTCGGACCGACTTCCGGAGCGGAAAACTTCATTTACTACTATTCCGCGATGGCTTTCAATGTCCTGAGAATACAGAGTTTTACCGGGGTGATGACGGGAGTCATCGGAAGTTCTCTGGGGCAGTTAACCAGAGTGTTTTGTTACGACTTGGTTCTAAAGGGGTGGACGGTTGTCGATCTTCCCTTCCCGCTTTCTATCTTGTCGCAAGTCCGGACGATTGGAACGATCCCGATTACCCTGATGGCGGGCTTTTGGGATGGCGCAATTCGCCGCTGGCAGGCGGGAGACGCAAATTGGGACGCTGGGGCTACCAACGCCTTCGCTCCCGATCTTTTAGTCCGGTCCTCACTGCGTTCCGCCGAAGTCTATCAGGAGGGCGGAAGCCAGCCGACTTACTTCCGGCGAATCGTCATTCGCGGAGTCGGGGCCGTTCCCATCACGGTCACGCCTTGTTATAACGGCAATGATGCCTTAGCGATCACAGCGGCTTTCCGTGCTCTAGGGATAGGGCAGTTTGAGGCCCAGGCGGATTTGCAGCAGACGGTACGCAATTTTCACGCCACGATAGCGGCGGCGGGGCCGAGCGAGATTGATAGCATCGACCATGAAGTCGTAGAGAAGGCGGTGGGTGCCCCGATAGTTATTAGCTGATGATCTCGACACTGGAAATTCGCAATCGCTATCCCGGCGAAGTCATTCCCACCGAACTAATGGAAAACCTTGGGGTTATGCAGATCGACCCAGAATGGCAATGGCTGGCGGAATACGAAGGGAAGATCGTTGGGCAAATTTTGGGGGTGAACGCGCACGGAATACTCATGCTGCTTCGTATTACTTCTACCAAGGATGCCCCTAAATCGTGGGCCGTGCTAGGTTTGCGGAAGGTGTTGCGGGACGCGAGAGAACGCGGCCTGATCGGGTATCTGTGTTTTCTCGATGACCGCGAAAAACAGGAAGTCAAGCTGATGGGGCTTGTCCAGAGAAGCGGCGGGGTTTTACTTCCCGCCTACGGCTGTTGGGCCGCTGGATCGACGGAGAATGAATACTGATGCCACAGGCTATCCCATTGATTTTGTTGGCGGCTACAGGGATTGGGACTGGTGTCAGTGTTTATGAAGGAGTGCAGGCAGGCGATCAGGCTTCTGCTCAACAGAAACAGCAGCAGCAGATGGCCCAACAAGCCTTGCAGAAGCAGCAGCAACAGGAGCAGTTAACCAAGCAGGAAGCATTCAAGAAATTTGACCCTACGGCGCAAGAGCAGGTTGGTGGGGCGTTAACACCATCCAGTTTTTCGGAATTAGTTTCGTCTTTGGCAGGATACACGGGGGATGTGGGGTTGGCGCAAAAGACGTTGTTTGGTGGAGCGCAGAACGAACCCGGACTTTCGTCAGGCGGTTCTCCTTCGTCCACTGGTTTGACTTCTGGTATCGGAGACGTAATTAAGAGGCTTTTCAATCCCGAACCGGAGCCAAAGGCGATGTTTGCAGGAGGAACTTAAGTGCCGCAAGCGATTACAGCGATTTTGCCAGCAGTGTTTTCGGGAGTGGGATTCCTCTCGAACTGGCTGAATAACCGCACCACGATGGGGCGGCAGCAGTTTCTTGCGGACTTGTCGAAGAATCCGCAGAAGATGAATGCCTACGTGAATCAGTTCTCTCGGCCTCTCGATCAAGGATTGGTTGCGGGGACCGAGAATCAGGTGCAGGCCGCGTTGGGGGAGCGCGGCCTGACTGGTTCGCCCACGATTACGCAAGACGTGATGGCACAAGCTCTTGGACCCTTGCAGCAAAACGAACAGCAGATTGGTATCAATGAGGCGATGGCCTCCTTGGGGGTGATGCCGACTAATCCGCTTCCTCAGGCGAATCTAACTCTGCCGTTGATGATGATGATGATGAACAAAGGCGGGACGGGAGCTACGCCGAGTGTGGATATGAGTGGAATCACTATGGGTCCAAGCCCTTCCGAGACGCCGCTGCCGACCGACATCTTTAATTTTGACAATACGGGCGGTGGCGGTTCGCCCGACTGGGGAGGTTATACCCCCGGATATGCGTTCTAAATGTCTGCCTTTCTCACAGCCCTCGGCGGATTAGGTGAGTCCTACGGTCAGGCGGGAGAACTCCGCCGTCAAGCTGGGATACAGAATCAGGAGCTAGACCTTAGAAAACAAGCCGCCGACCGCCAGAAAATTCTCGCGCAACTCGCCCAGAAGAAGGCCGAGAACGAACTGGTAGACATCGGCCTTCCGCAGTACTCCGACAATGGAATTCCCGTCCGACAGATGTGGTCGCCTTCTCAGGGTAAGGTTGTGCAAATTCACGGGCAGGGCGGAGCGCCTACGGGCATGGAGGCTCTGCGGGATTTCGTCAAGAAACAAGACCCGAAGTATCAGAAGGATTTACAGGCTATCGCAGAGTCGGAACTGGCGATTGACCCAAATGATACGAAGGGGGCGATGAAGGCCGTATTGTCCCGCGCCGAAAAGTTGCAAGATCAAGAAGAGGCAGAGAGAAAAGAGAAGGCCAAGCAGGACGCAGAAGATAAACGAAAACTGGAGGGTTACAAACTGGAGCAGGATGACAAAGGCCAGTGGTGGTACATGCCAGATGACCCCTCCAAGTCCCCAATCCGTAGTTCCGTAAAAGGTAAACTTCCGAAACAGGCTAGCGGCGAAGGTGACCCTCGTTCGGTAGCGGATAAAGCCAAGGATGTCCAGTCCGGTAGTGCGACACTGAAAGACTTCCCCACCAAAGAGCGGGGCGCAATCGCCACCTACATGCGCGAGAACAAGATGGAGGCGAAGCGCAAACTCAACGCCTCCGAGCAAAAGACGCTGGACATCGTAAACCAGATTGAGCCGAAGATCGGGCAGTTAAAAAAAACCATCGAGGATGCTGGACTGACCACGGATAACGACTGGATGTTTGGGGGATATTCGTCTTTAGCGGAACATCTCCGCATGTTCGCCTACAACCGTGGTGTGGCTCCTGAGAAACTTTCAGGCCAGTTGATCAAGACTGCCGCCTCGTTACAGGTAATGGGCGCGGGGCCGTGGATGGCTCTTGGGCGTGGAAAATATATGTTCGAGACGATCAAACAGCATCTTCCGTCACCCACGGATACTCCGCAACAGCTTTACGAGAAGGCGATTTTTCTGCAAGGCATCGTGGATGAAGCGAAAGGCTCTCTTGGGCAGACGGAATCGGGCGTTCCCGGTGAGGTAGTGGAGCAATAGTGGCGGACGGACAGACAATTCGAGTGCAACGTCCTGACGGGAAATTCAGCACTATCCCGCTCAGTTCGTTCCCCATCGCCCAAGCCAAGGGATACACTTTGGCCGCGCCGAAGTTTGCTCCGAGCCGTCCTCAAGTGCCGAAGGAATTACAGAATAGCCCTACGACATTGGCGGAGTACCCCGGAAAGATTCTGGACCGCGTGGGAGAGAACTTCAAGGCTTTGGGTGATACCCCTAAGCGCATGGGCGCAAGCAGTCGTGCTGAATATCTCAAACTTCACCCAGAGGGTACACAAACATTGGCGGATAAATTCTCTCCTCGATCCCTGATGGATGCACTTTCGGCCATGAGCGGGTCAATACTCAGCGAGGCAGGGGGAGCGGTTAAGGGACTAGTTGGTGTTACCGCCCCTGGAATTGCGTACCGCATGGCGAACAAAGAGAAACCGGAGAATATTGCCGGGGATGCAGCGATGTTCTTCATGCCGGGAGGGGAGGAGGGGGCGCGATCAACGTACAAACCCGGTGACCTCACAAAGCCCGGTCCTCTGTGGGGTGCTAAAACTCGCGCTATCGAATCTTATAAAGCTATCGACAAAGTAGCTCACGACATTCCGATTGACCATACTCCCGCGATGGATTTGGCGAACAAAGCGATGGAACTTGGACGGAGGGGATACCAAATTCCTAAACCCATAACAGATTTTGCGAAGTGGGTAGAGACGCATAGCAAAGGTTCCGCCGCCCCGATGGGTGGCAGCTCCTTCATGGACACTGCCGGAAGTATGCAGCCCGTCACTTACGATGTGGCGCGAGACTTCAAGACTGCAATCAGAGAGGCAGTTCCGTGGGATGAGTACGGCGGGAAAAATGGGAAAATGTTCGCTATCGCAAAGCAAATGGAACGCTCTCTGGATAATTCCATCGTTGAATCCTTGAAACCTCACTGGCTAGACGTTCCGTATCGAAGGGCTAACGCTCAATACGCCAAAGCAATGAAGGCGCTGGATAAGTCATGGGGGCTTGGGTATATCGGCGGGAAGGTCGCTGGATACGGAGCAGGTTCGGTAGTTGGACATCCGTTGCTTTTGGGGTACGGAGGGGGCAAGGCTGGTCAGAGTTTGGCGGGATCAATGGTACGCTCCATTACGGAGCAAGGGGGCGGGAATGCCAGCACCAAATAACTATCCAAACGCGACATACATTCCGGCAGCTACTTCTGCGGACACGAGCTTCAAAACTGCCGCTGGAGTGCTGGGAAAGGTCATTGTGACGGCGTTAGGGTCGGGGGCGGCAAACTTCTACGATAACGCCTCCGGGCACACGGGGAATTTAATCTTGTCGGTTCCCGCAAGCGCGGCAGTAGGGACGATTTACTCCGTAGACGTTCCTGTGGTGAATGGAATTACCTGTCAGGGCAATGCGGCTTTGCCGGGCCTAACGGTGACGTGGCTGTGAGGACGAACATGAGAAAAATCTGCTTGCTGTTTTTGTTGGCGTGTGCCACAAGCGCATTCGGTCAATATACTTCGGTTTCAGCGACGGTTAGTGACCCTAATGGCCAACCTTACGCTGGCGGAAGTGTGACTGCAAGCCTGACACCCACAGGGCAAACGTGGACGGGCCTAGCACAACAGCCTCCCAGTCCGGTCAGGGCAGTTTTGGATGCGACCGGGACGTTTTCGATGCCTTTGGCGGACAATACAAAACTCTCAGGGCCAAACTCTCAGTGGATATTCTACGTCTGCGCTCCGACTACTCCGGCAACGTGCTTTAGCTCTACGCAAACAATCAGCGGCTCAAGCCAAAGCCTCACAACGGCTCTGAGCAATGCGTCTGTGGCTTTCTACACGGAAACGCAAACTTCGTTGAATGTAGGGACGTTGAATATCGGGACCAAATGTGTTGGATGTACGTCTGGGGCGGTGAGTATCAGCGGAACACCCGTCACTAATCAGGTTGGGATTTGGACTTCCGCTACGACGTTGAAGGGTGTAACGGTGAGCGGGGATTCTACACTTTCTGGGTCCGGAGTCATGGTCAACACGGGCCTGAATGGTACGTTGCTTTCCGGTCTTGCGACTGGCCCACTTAAAAATACCACAGTCACGGGAGTGCCCAGCATCGCCACGTCCGCAGACATTATTGCGCTGTGGTCAACTTGTAGCGGTACTCAGTATCTTGGTGCGGACGGGTCTTGTCACACGCCATCCAGCACGACGAGTCTTCCCATCAGTAGTGTTCTAAGCGCTACAGGCCCAATCGCAACCATCGCGGACGCAGACAATCCACTGACGATTAACTGCGCTCTGGTAGCAGGAGCGGATTGTGTAGCGTTTGGAGAAACGACAGCATCTACCTCGGCTGGCTCAGTCGAAGTCCAGATCACAACGCAAACGGGTTCCACTTCCATTCCTCTGCAAATCACCCAAGGAGCCAACGCACCAGCAGGAGCCAACGCACCAGCAGTCATCAACATTTCACAAGCAGCAGCAGGAGGAGCAGCGTCAGCATCATCTCCGGGCTTTGCGGGAGCGCCCATTAACTTCCTGACGGGTAACGGCTCGAACGGAGGAGCGACTACAGGTCAAGGCGGACAGGGCGGAGCATTTAATGTAACTACCGGTAATGGTGGAAGTGCGATAGGAGGCGCGGCCCAGACCGGTCAGGTAGGCGGCCCGATTAACTTCACAACCGGGCAAGGCGGGAATTCCACCGCTGGAGCGCAAGACGGCAATGGGGGTAATTTCACAATTACACTGGGAGCGCCAGGCACGCTGCAAGGACAGTCCCAAGGCGGGCAGTTCATCGTTACGGGCGCCGCAATCCCTTCAACGTCTGGAGGTAGTGGCGGAGCGAATGGGCCATCAACACTAATTCAAGCCGTCACTGGAGGAGCAACTTCTAACACGACACAAAGCGGAGGGCAAGGGTCTTTCGTAGACATACAGGCGGGCATAGGCGGAGCCGGAACTGGCACGAACTCTGGCGGAGGTAATGGTGGTCACTTAAATCTTACTGGCGGCGCTGGTGGTGTTTCGGCGGGAACAGGAGTCGCTGGGAACGGAAGCTCTTGGAGTTGGCAAAGTGGCAACGGAGGGGCAGCAGGTGGAAGCGGCGGTACAGCAGGCAATGGCGGCAACTTTACGATGACAATGGGCCGTCCAGGTACTTTCGTTTCTGGTGGCACGGCTGGCACGGGAGGTTTATTTCTAATTAACGGAGCGGGATTTTCGACTGCATCTACTACGAGCGGAGCTAATCGTGGGCCACTATTTCAAGTGGCTGCTGCCTCTGGACAATCGACTTCTTTTAATACCGGGACTGGCGGTTCAGGTTCAACTATTGCTATCGCCTCAGGCAACGGTGGAGCGGGTACGAACGGCACCCAAGGCAACGGTGGAACAGGTGGAACTCAAACCTACACCAGCGGCAACGGTGGCAACGGAGCAGGCACAGGGACAGCCGGAGCGGCAGGAGACTTCGTATTCAATATCGGTACGGCAGGCACAGGAGGAAGTGGCACAGCAGGGCGTTCTGGTGAGTTTCAGTTAGCCTTTGGTACGGTTGGAGGAGCGCTAACTACGCCGTTCATAAGTCAGACAGGAACGTGGAACACTACTGGCGCACCGGACGCGGCGATTCTGAGCAACATCACCTGCACGGCGGCAGCAGCGGCAGCTAAACTACTCGACCTGCAAGTCGGCAGCACTTCTCAACTGAATCTCTCGTTCTCCGGCTCGAACTGCACCACGCCTCTGCTGACCTCTCTGGGCAATGTGAGCGCTCCAGCGTTTGTATCGACAGTTTCGACGGGTACGGCACCGTTCACCGTGACGAGTACGACTCCCGTTGCGAATCTTACGCTTTCCACGGCGGCGCAAGTCCCAAATCTCCCGCTAAATCAAATCATCAGCCCAACTGGAGCGATTACAGAAATTCAGGATGGCGACAATCCGCTGCTTATCAGTTCCGCGACTACAACTTCTGGCCGCACGGCGGTAGCCTTCAATGAGCACACGGCCTCAACCTCAGCAGGAACTCCGTATCAAGTTGGAATCAACACGCTGGGAGGGTCAACCGCCACTCCGCTACAAGTAGCCAACTCGGTTACAGGTTCTCAAGTTCTCCCGGCAGTGGAGGTAAATCCAACTTGGAATACGACAGGGGCAGCCATCGGCATTCAAGAGGTAATCACAAACACCGCCGCCGCCAATGCTAGTCGGGCGCTTGATATTAAACTCGGCGCAACCAACTTCTTCTATCTTGCCTTGCAGTCAGGAACCCCGGCGACCGCAGCGACGAACGGGCCGTCCTTAGCTCTTAATGGCATAAAACCTCAAATCATTACACCGGGCACGACGCCATATCTAAACATGAACACACTGGTCAAGGGGACGATGAACACTTGCACTTTCGCCCTGACAACCAGCACCTTTACTCTAGCGCTTTCTCCGGTAAGTCTCTGTACCTACACGCTGCCGAACACCGCCGTGACGTGGTACTGGACTTGCACGATGGGCTGGTCGAACGTTGCTGGCACAACCCCGACTTTCGCGGAAGGCGTGACGTGGGCGCAAGCTCCGAGCGCCGCCTTTCAGATGGGGGATATTAGCACCAGCAACGGCATCGCGGGCACAAGCGGACCAATCGGTTCGGCGGCTAGTACCTCCACAACTACCAATTCAAATATCGTTGTGACGAGCACACTTACCAACTCAGCCACTCTGTTTCAGGCAACTATGTCAGGCACTTTCACGGCCAGCGCAACCAGCGGAACGTTTAGCCCGACCGTGAGTTTAACGGGAACTGGCGCGACAGGAACGGCAGTGGGGGGATGCACGATCCAATGATCTCAGTTCAAAGTCACGTTGATACTCGCCACGCTGGACGATCCCGCGCCCGTTGCGGAGAAGTGATTGAACGCAATGGCCGGAGTCGTCAGCACAAAACTTCCCGTGTGCGTGCCGTCCAAACTCGTCACCGTTCCCGTCAAGGTAAAGGTCGAGACTCGTTGCTTGAGCACGTTAAGCCAAGTCGCCCCGCTATCAATCGTGCCGTTGAAGATCGACTGCCCTGCAACCGAAACGATAAAACTACCTCCGGCATTGTACGAGGCCAAGGTCGTGAGGTTTCCTCCGGCAACGAACTGCCCTGTGTTGAACGATACGAAACCATCGGCGGCAGAACCGTTTTCAAGTGTGACGGGAGAATTTACGACTGCAAGAGTGGAATCCGGGTTAGCGACTATTGTCCCGCCTTGCGAGTTGATGGTGGTTTGAGCGAAGGATGCGAGGGACAAAAAGATAACAGCAAGCAGAGTTTTCATTTTAATTAAAACCTCGCCGCGAGTATAGCATGAAGAGATTTATACTTTTATTATTGCTATGGTGTCCTCTTGGGTGGGCACAGTACACCAGCGTGTCTGCGACCATCGTTGATCCTAACGGGCTTCCTTACCAGAACTGCACCTACAGCGCGAGTTTCGTAGGCCAGTCATCCGCCCCCGGACCTTATCTTCTCTCCGGTTCCGTATTCCAGACAAACTACTCTGGGGCGAGGTGTGATTCTTTTGGAAACTTATCTTCCGGATTTGTTCTGGCCGACAACAATATCGTGCAGCCTACGCCTTCGCAGTGGCAAATCAACTTCTGCGATCAGACCGGAAAATATTGCGGCCAAGCCCTGATTACTATCACAGGGGCAAGCATGAATATTTCCACGCAACTCCGGGCAGTGGCTCCGGTTTTGCCGGGGAGCGGAGGCGGAACTGGAAGTGTTTTGCCCGGAACTGCGGGGCAGGCAGGATATTACGGAGTTACGGGGAGCACGATCTATCCTCAGACGGCGCTTACTTTTGCAGGGCAAAACGCCACGTTTTCAGGGAATGCGACCGTTGGCCTGAATTTTAACGTTGGCGGCAGTATCTATGTTGGTGCTCCCTTGGCGGTGTGTACGACTCCCAACATCGTCCCGGGCTGCATTGGCTTACCAGACAGCAGCGGCCCAGCAAATCCGACAGCGGGGCAACTCGGAATCCGATCTCTCAATGGAGTACTGAATTGCACTGGCGATGGAGCGCCGGAAGCACCTTGCGGAGGCGGGAGTAGCGGGAGTAGTTCGGGTGTGGTTACCGTCACGCCGAATTTCAACTTCACGGCTTGCGCTACGGGCTGTACCATCGTTACAGGCGGGGCTACAACTCTCGTTGCCGGATCAAATACTGTCACTCTAACGCCGTGCCCTCTTGGGGTGAATGGAACGGATAGTCCGCACTATCTAAGTTTGAGTCCCGGAAGCGGCGATCCCACTCCAGAATGGTTCCTGATTACCGGAGGCACCTGCACCAGCGGGGCCACATCTGGAACGATTACTTTCACGGCAGCCTATTCTCATCTGGCCAACTACATCATCGGCTCTGCAACCTCTGGGATTCAAGAAGCGTACTACACGGTCGCGCCTCCGGGAATTTCCATTGCTCTTGTTGCGGGAACAAACTATACCCTCTCTGCTCCACTCTTTGTTCGGGGCGGAGCATCGTTACTTGCAGGGAACTTTGCCACAATCACCCACGCGAGTTTCAATACCGCTATCTACGTCGGGGCGGGGACTTCGTTTGGAGCTAGCGGAGGCGGCGAAGGTTACGACATTAAGAACCTCATTATGGTTGCCGGGAATGTGCCGTGGAGCGTCATTCCGACAGGATCAATCAGCGGCAGTTCTCCGAACGCGACATTGACTATTCCTACGTGTCCAGCAGGATTTTACGCGAACATTCCCGGTCAGCTTCTCTGGCTTGCAGGAACGGCCTCTGGGCTTCCGACCACGGTGTACGGGTACGGCGAGTTTGTATTGACGACGGGCGGCGGGTCTACGTGCCTTCCGGGAGTCACCAACGGCACAGTCAACATTACGCAAGCAACGCCGGGAGTGACGAATCTTTCTCCACACGACAACGGATCATCGCTCTCGTTTCCTGCTGGGCCATACTTTGAAGATGCCGCTGGACAGGGAGCGCATTTTCACGACATCAAGTGGGTATCGCCAAACACGATTACTTTGCAGGGGGGGAATGGCTTTCACTTCAATAACGACCAGTCAGCCTCAATAGACAATATCGACATGAACGCCGGGTATGGCTGGAGACTCGATAGTGACTTTCAGGCTTCAGCAGTATTCGCTCCCGGCCCCTCCGGGCCAGATTCCGCGATTCTCTCTTACGGGCCGAATGTGAATGTCGGGTCTACGACTATAGGAAGTTGCGTGCGCTGGTATTCAGGAAACGACTTCGGGACCGTAGGGCAGAATGTTTGTCAGGACTACTCAACGGGAGGGATTACCGTTGGCTTGAAACGGGGAGGTTTTGGCCAGTTCACGATCAATGCTGGAATTCACTTCGAGAACGCTGGCGTAGCTTCACCGTGGGGTGTTCCTCTGGGAAACCCCGCGATCATGTCGATTGGCGGACTCAACAAGCCGCTGGTAAATCACTCGATCACTTTTGGCGCTGGCGTAGGGTTCAGCACTGCCGGAGACGCTGCGTATCCGCAATTCCAACCGACTCCTGCTTCTCAAACGACCCAGCAGTACTACTACCTCGTGGCCCATCAAAACACCGTTACGGGCTGCACTTCGGGCGGAGACTGCCTCTCAATCCCGACGCTGATTGGCAACGCAGTAGTGAACGATCCCAGCGCCAACAATGTAACGGTGAACTGGTACGGATGGGGTTCGGGAACCTACGGGGCTTCCAGCTACATGCCTGTGGCGACGTATGATCTTCTGAGAGTCTCCGGGGCATTTCCTTCCAACAACATTCTTCCACCAGCGCCGAGTGGAACTGGAACCTATCTTGTGGCTTCGGGGATTAATCCAGCGACAGCGTGCAGTATTCACAACCTCTGCACGTTCTTGGACAATGTTGCTCCAGCATCCCTTACCAGTTATGCCGTGCAATCATCACAGACGGGGAACAAGAACTTTTATCCGCTCGTCCAATTACTCCCCGGAAATGTGGCCCTGACAGGCCAAGGAAGGGCCGGGAACGGGACATTTAGGGCTAGTGCAGGAACAATGCTGTATCGAGGAACCCCGACTTGCCTCAATTCGATGGAATATTTCGGGGCGAACTACGTTGCAAGTTTCCTCGGAATGGCCTTTGGGAGTGAGGGCGACATAGGGTTCGGATGCCCGGCTCAGTACGCTCCAATCAATAATGAAGGCTACGGTTTGGGGTGCTGGACGCAGGCGAATCCCGCCTTATGCACCACATCGAAACACATGACTGTGGTGATTGGGCCGAGTCCCGCTACTACCGTGGTGATTGATACGTCGGCCATCCAGCCATTCAGCCGAGTCACAATCACGGAAGATAGAACGCAAGGAACAAATCTTGGCGTTACCTGCGATACGGTTGCCGGATTCAGTTATTCGGTATCGAGCGTAGTGTATGGAACGAGTCTCACGATTGCCGCGAGTTCCGCACCTACGGGCAAAAAGTGTGTGGATGTTGATATTCAATGAGACTGACTCTAATCTTCGTGCTTCTGAGCGCTGCCGCGTGGGGCCAGACCTTCAACGGCATAACAGCGACGGGAGCTGTGACCGTCACAGTTGGACCCCCCTCCGCTTGCAAGTTCGGATACAGTCCAAATCCAGTAGCGTTCGGCAACGTCACAAATAACACCGCCAAAACAATCCCAGTTACGATCTCAAATACGGGCGGCTCCAACTGCGTTCTTAGCACATTTTCCTCAAACAACGCCCTCTTTACTTTCGCCACCAACTGCCAGAGTGTAACAATCATTCCGGGCGGCACCTGCATCTTCAACCTGACCTTCACTCCTACGGCATCGGGAATCCAGAACGCTATTATCACAGTAGATTCCTCTGGGGATACGATTGCGGCCTCCGGCACTGGCGTACCACTCCCTCAACCGCAGTTTCAGCGCGGCCCTAACCCACTTGATTTCGGGAATGTCACAGTCAACACGAATAAGACTGAGACAGTGACCATTACCAACGTCGGGAACGCCAATCTGGTCATTGCCACAGCCTCTTGCAGCGGTTCTCCGGTTTACACGACCTCCGCCGATTTGTGCTCTGGGCAAACCGTCCTGCCGAATGGAAGCTGCACGTTTAACCTGACATTCGCTCCGACCGCTACGGGAGTGCAGGGCACGACATGCACCGTCGTTTCCAACAGCCCCACCAGCCCAGACATGTTCACGGGTACAGGGGATGGTGTGCCAACCCCCACGCAATTGCTCACAGTCGCACTGAGCGGGGCTACAGGGACAGCCTTGGTCACCAGCAGTCCCAGCGGAGTCTCCTGCTCGCCCACCTGCACGAACATCGCTTTTACGACCGGAGTCACCGTTACTCTGACGGAACACACGCCCGCTGGTTATACCTTCACTTCATGGTCTGGGACTGGAGGGTGTTCGGGAACTGCTTCAACTACGACCGTAACCATGAGCGCGGCAGAGTCCTGCACGGCCACGTTTGCCGTGATTCCGCCTACGGGAGTGCAGGCAAGCCTTTTCTGGTCAGGGTTTAACAATCAGCACTCGCCGATTCCTCCGCCAACCATGTGCCCCGTAGATTTGACGGGCAGCATCATTCCGTTCTACGGAATCCGGCAGCACGACAGCGGTCTAAAGTGGTCACAGATTGAAAAGACGCAAGGGGTGTATACGTGGGCCCTTGCTGACACCGTAGTAAACAGCATCATGCCGGGATTGACCCAGACGACAGGCGGGGGCGCTCCGCCGTGTCCCTTGGCGGGGATTTATACCCTAAGTTCCGTCCCTGCTTTCAACACAACGGCGTGGGGCCACGGTGACCCTAGTCCTTATCTTCCGGGGCCAGCGGGAACGACGGTCTTAGGGACGGCTTGCAGCATTACGAGTGGACTAAAGCTCCTAACGTGTCCTAACGGACCGTTTACCGCCTTCACAACTCCAGAAGGGCCAGCCATTTCAATCACGGGAGCGGGTACTGGCGGAAGTACCTTCACGACTTATATTGCAACCTACACGAGCGCCAATCAGGTTACGGTAAACGATGCCGCAATCACCACAGTATCCTCCGGAACGGTAACCGCTCTGGGCTTTGCTGGAGGCACACAGTGCAGTGGGACTTCTGACTTTGCCTGCACGCCAATGAATGATCTTAATGCGGACGGTACGGGACCGAACTCCCACTTTCAGTCTTTCATGCAAGCGTTGATGCAGAGGTATCCGAACAAGTTCCAATACTTTGAAAGCTGGAACGAGCCGGATTCCCCGAACTTCTGGTGCGTGTTCGGGAGTCCAGCGACTTGTGGATCGAGTTCAATCAGCCTTGCCAGAATGGTCCGCATCGCGTGGGATTATTACCAACTGATGCAGTGCTACTCACCATCATCCAAGATGTTGAGTGTTTCCTTTCATGGCCCTACTGCGGCAACGTGGATGCACAACTTCGTTACGACTTCGATCAACGCTCCAGCCATTTCCCTGAGTGGATGCAGTGTTGCAGCCCAAACGGTCACAGGCAGAATGACATTCGACTACACAAACTTCCATGGGCGCGGAAATGCTGGAGCGAACGCGAACCCAGAAGCATTCCTGACCGTCTACGCACAAGCGCAGTCGGAAATTAGTGCTGACGGCCTCCCTACTCCGCTGATGGATGATGAAAACGGATGTGTAGGGACAGCGCAATGTCCGAATCTCGATTACGCCGCTTCTTACGTGGCGAGAGGGCTGATTCTCCGGGCATCGGTAACGAATCCCATAATCGGGCTGACTGATTATTACTACGCGGACGCGACTTCCAGCAACCCATTGCCCCTAGTTGGAAGCATAGCCGGGCAAGCCTACCGCACTGTCGCGGGATGGATGACGGGAAATGTCGTTAGCCCCAGCACCACTTCCGGCACGATCTACACCGTTCCAATCACAATCAGTTCGGCCAGCGACAAGATGACTTGGGACACGTCGCAGAACTGCAATGGAGGCACACCTTACTGCACTGCACTTCCGCAACTGGAAACAGGCTTCGCCTCGTATACAGACTTGACGAATACTATTCATCCACTCTCAGGCGGGTATGCCCCTGTGGGCCTCAAGCCTGTCTTGCTAACGAACACGGCCAGCACGAACTCCCTGACTAACCAGCAGAGCACGATCATACCGTCCTACTATGCGAACGCAAATTCGATCACCACGAAACCTCTGCCAGCGGACTACTTAAGTCATCTCTACACGAATGGCGACAACATCGCGAAGTGCGCCATGACGGATTGTGGGGCCGTTCCTGAATTGACCTACCCGGTGAATATGGGGCGGTTTCTGAAAGCCTCGCCGGGTTCGTCGGACTTCGCCAATCCGGTTTACTATTCGGCTCCTTCTGACCCGTGGTACTCCGCCCCATTTGCTACTCCGACCGGACAGCAGACGATTGCCTTCCACTGCCCAAATGCGGCGAATTGGTCAGGCGGAGATGAACATGAAATTAGCTGCTGGGATCAGGCTACGGGATGGTTTGTGGAGTTTTACTCTGGCAGCAGTCCGCAGAATATTATGAACCTGCCCACGGCTTCCGGGTGTGGTCCAACTTCTGGGACAGCTTGCGCCATCTCGAATACGTTTCAATCGGCAGCGACTAATTTCTTCACGGGGGCTGACTACGGATACACGGCAAGCGCTGGACATGGCTCGAATGCTTCCAACGGATTCGGCCCCGGCGCGGCCATGACTCGCGAGTCTGAATTGATTAACGGCATCAACCATGCCCTAATGTTCACCGTGGATTGCGTGAATTCTTCATTGCCTTACGTGTTCCCAGCGAATCAGAGTCCCGGACTTTGCGACCCTCCCGGCTCCAGCATCTTCGGGCCACAGAACACAAACAGAATTTCGGCGGGGATGCTCTTAGTGTTGGACTACACTCCGGCACAACTGGCGACAATCTGCACATCTGTCCCCTTATGGCAGTGCAATATCCTGACCGCCTTCCTCAAGTACGGCGCTTACATTTCCGAGACAGGCGGAAAGAATATCGGGCTTGACTTCGTAGGCGATGAGAATCTGGAATCGAGTCAGGCGTGGAAGTATGCGAACCCCTCCGCGACGTGCCCATTTACGCAAGGAACGCCCTGCTACACAGATACTTTTTGGAGTTGGTTGACTCCACAGAAGGGTTTAGACGGCACTGCAAATCTTACTCACGTAGGATGCTTTGCAGGGAATCCGAGCACAGGAACAAGCCCTGCCAGCACGTTTGAGTGTGAAGGCGGGATTCTGGCGAACATCGGACGGCTTGTAACGTCGGGATCGAGCAATACGGACAGCGAGGGAAATTCCTGTGGAAGTGGGGCGGGATGTTACCCTTCGGGTCACGTCCGGCTAGTGTCGACCTGTATTGCATTAGGCTATGCGAACCAACCGGGCGGGTGTTTCTAAAGTGAGGAAACTATGAAGAACATAAATGGCTGGATCGTTGCGGTAGTCATCCTGTTTCTAGTGGGAGTTGTCATCGGCCAGCAAGCAGGGAGTTCGGTCACCTTGACCAACAGCACAGCCTGCCCGACTCCAGCGGCCAATTTATTTGCAGTATGCGAGCCTGCAACTGGCGGCCCCGCGCTATTTACGAACAACGGCTCTGCATACGCGCCCTACAATCCCGTTCCGGGTCCAGCGGGTCCGAGTGGAGCGCCGGGGCCGATTGGTGCCACGGGCGCGCAGGGGATTCAGGGCATGCCTGGCCCCATTGGGCCGCCCGGACCTAGCGGAACTTTGCCAGCGAGTTTCAGTTGTACATCAGTGACAATTTCTGGCGCGGGAGTTTGGACACTAAGCGGCTGTCACTAAGGAGGACCATGCTCAAAAAGATCATGAACTGGTACAACTCGAACGCCTACGCGCACAGCTTCGTCAACGGACTGGAGGGCGCGGTCGTGGGCGCTTTATCCTCGTGGGGCGGAGGCGTTCCGGCATCTAAGGGAGCATGGATCACCCTCGCGGCATTTGTGGGCAAGGCGGCGTGGGGCTGGTGGAAACGCTGGGCGGCTCAGAATGTCGCTACCACGCCAGTGCCACAGGGTCCAGCACAACTTCCAGCGGTCAAGGAAGCGATCAAATCGTAGCAATAGGAGGGCTGTATGTCACTTAACGACTGGTTTTGGATTATCTACGTGATCTGTTTGCTCGCAGGCTTGTGGGGCTACTACGGACCTGCTGATGGCCCTTGGTATCGTCGGGCTAGCGGTCACCTAGCTCTCTGGCTTCTAGTCGGAATATTGGGCCTGCGCGTATTCGGCTCTGTCGTGAAGTAGAGGAGATTCGTGCTTGTCGCCCACTTCGCCGCAAGACATGCCCGTGCCTCTCTCGGTTGCCGATTATGTCGATCGAATGCTGGCCCGTGAGCGGGACGTAATCATAGTCGAGCTTGAGAAATTCGGCGTAAAGTACGATACGCAGCGGGAGGGCGACAAGGAGGCCATTAGAATAGCCGCTGTCGATGTGGATCGACGCCTAGAGGCGCACAATAAATTCCGGGAGCAGATCGAGAAGGAGCGCGGCGAGTACCTGACCAGAGACTTGTACGACCGGGAGCATTCGTCCTTGGCTAACCGCGTCAAAGAGCTAGAGATTACCAAGGGCGAGCAAATGGGCAAGGCGGCAGCTTACGCTTCGATAGCCGGGTTCCTTGGCATTGTGGCCGCGATAGTTGGGCATTACTGGAAATGAGCGCGGAAGTGGATGCAGCCGAATGACCGTCAAGCGATACTTGCGGAGATCGCGGAACTAGAACGCCTCCGAGAGTTTTGCAGTCCGAACGACACTTGGGAGCAGATGATCGACGCGAGGCTGGAGTGGTTGCGGGAGAAGTTACGGAATCTGGAAACTTAGGGCTTGCATGTTGAAAATTCTCGTTTTAGCATCAAACTGTGGGGAACCGTGAATGGGTGCCTTGCTGCTTTTCTCGACGCTAATCTCTCCGACCACTGGCCGGACGGCCGCGCCTACAATTCTTCTTCCGATCCATTCGATGACCGATACGGTGACGGCGTTTCCAAGAGCACGGTATCGGGCACTGTCCAGCCCTTTGGGAAGCCTTGCAAAGTCTCGCACTCCGTTGGGGTCAGACGCCTCACAGACATAGTTGGCTGGGCCTTGGGATCGGTTCCGCATGTTCTCGGTGATGGCGTAGGTTGTGTTGCGACCTTGGCCGATTCCTCCGGGGTCAGAACGCAGGGAAAACGCCGTTTCTCTGGCATCATCCGGCCCTTTGCCAGCATGGAGCAGTCCAGAGTGTCCGTTATCTGGGAGTCGTCCCAATACGAGGTTTGGCGGTCCTCCGTTGGTGTCGCTGGAATCAGCCTGCTTTGCGTAGCTGGCAGTGATTGGAGCGGCGACAGCAACGGCTGTTCGCGGTTGTCGGGTGCAATGTGCCTTGTCACTGATAGCGGGTCGGAAGTCTCCTCCAGACTTGGAGTCAAAAGCGATTGCGACGAGATGCCCGTCTGCGGCTTGCTCTGCGTTAGGCTGGAATCCGCCGCTCCTGGACGATCCTCCGAGCGGCCCGACAACGATATTGGCTCCGTCGTCGCATCCTTTGCTGCCAACTCTTCCAACGCCTTCTGTAAGCGCGTTGGCAATATCCGCCCACGCTTCTGCGCTCTGCGGAGTATCCCCTTCGCGGCTCTCGCGCTCAAAAAGAACCTCTGGGGGACAGGGCTTTCCAAAACGTCCGACAATGAACAGACGTCTGCGACGTTGGGCGACTCCGAAAAATTGGCTGTCAAGGATACGCCAGCAAATCCCATACCCGCATTCGACCATGAGAACGCGCTGGACTTCTGCAAAGTCTCTTCCGTCGTTAGAACTGAGAAGTCCGGGAACATTCTCAAACAGGAACCAAGTGGGTCGAAGCTCTTGCAGGAGTCGCGCAAACTCGTAAAAGAGTCCTGTACGCGCCCCGGCGAGTCCTGCCCGTTGCCCTGCAACGGAAACGTCTTGGCATGGGACTCCGGCACAGATGAGATCAACCCACGGCAGGTAAGAATATCGTGTACCTTCCGTGCGCTGGGGAATCGTGCTGTTAATATCTTGAGACAAAATGATTCCTTTTCAACCTGCCAAACGGATTCCATCCCAGCCCGGCGTAAGCCTTCATCAAAGCCACCAATCCCCGCAAACAGAGAGCCGACGCGCATCTCACTCCTTCTTTCCTTCCTCTTTGGCTGGGATAGGGCTGGGAACGGGCGCGGCCATAACTGGCTTCCAATTCCTACAAGCGCGTTCGATGCGATGCGGCCCACCAGTATGAGTCGAACACAGACCTTCTCCAGAAGCCATCTCGAATAAATCCGGGGCGGCGCTGGACTGTCTGGCCTCCAACTCCCTCACCAAGACGCACATGGCACATTCGCAGCCGTCACGGTAAGCGTCTCGAACATGAGCAGCGTAGGCGGCGCTAGTCTCCGCGCTTGGCCCCTTCTGTCTGGCCTCTAACTCTCGAATCCGTTCCTGCGCGGCCTTCAACTCGACTTCCTTCCGATTTGCCCAGTTGCGGAGGTTGGCCAGTTCCCGGTTTATGGCATCGAATGGTCCACAATCACAGCCTTCATGCCCGCAGTCGTCGCAGACTAGCGGATTAGCGGGTGCTAGAGGTTCCGTCCCCTTTGCGTCCGTCAGCCCTGTGGTCGCACCGCAAGAGGGGCAGCGGAATTCTACGGGGTGCCAATCACCGCACACTATCCCGAGAGGGTGCGTGCCGATCCCGTAAGTTTGATGGCATATCGAGCCGTCGCATACTCCAACTTTCACCATCGCCACTCCGCACGCCGAGCAGCTTGGCCCGTCCGGAATGTTTACGTCGCTGACGAAGGCGCTTGGCCCTGAGACGTTCTTCTCGCTGACCGGGGCTGCGGCGTCGATCCAGTGAAAAGTACCTCGGCAACCGTTGGTAGGCCAAGTATATAGTGGAACTTTCTCGCTACCGTGACAGACTGGGCATCTCTCCGACCCCTGCCTGCCTGCATCCTGCCTCGCTTCAAAGTCGTCGGTCTTGTCGGTTGGAATCTCCCTCGCCTTTTGAACCGCTTCGTGCGTTGTGGGCGAGTTGCTTAAATTTGCTGCGATTTTCTCCAGTGGCTTCAGTGCCTCCCGAATCTCGGCGGCGGTCGCGTTGAACTCATCGTGCCAGCGGTCGTCGTCCCACTCGTAGGGGCCGCGTCCTTCGCCTAGCCATTCCCGCTCACGGATTACCTTCTTCAACCCGTTAATTGCATCGCAGACATTCGTTCGATCACGCTCAATCACAGCTTGCAAATCTTCTACCGTGGGCGCTGGCGGTTCCGTCCCTGCCACGGAGAGCGCGGCGTCGTACTCCGCAATTAATCGCTTGGATGTTTTGTACTGATCCGTTGTTACATACGCTGCTGCCGCAGGGACATCATCCCTCCAACTGTCACCCCATGCCGCGAACTGAGCCATTACGTTTCGCGCATCTTGTGCCCACACCCGGCTCAATCGTGGAGTTTCCGCCCATCTACACAGTTCCACGACCTCTTGCCAAGTCATTCCGTGCATCGCCTCATCCACTCGTTGTCGCCATTGTTCTTTTGGAAACGAGCGTGCATAAAGAAAGGCGATCAGTTCTCCTACTCCAAATCCGCCGCGACAGTTGCCCGTGACCAGCGCCTCCTGCGGAGCATAGACGTGGCAGTAAACCTCATAAGCCTTGCACGTTACAACCTGTGGGCACTTCGCAGAATGATGAACAACGCGGCGAGTCTGAACAGGATGAACGGGCACTTCCGGGTATGGCGGTTTGCAACATGGACCTGTACACTCATTCATTGGCACACGCTTTCTCCGAACTCGGTCGTAGTCTGCACGCACGGCCTCACAAGAGCGAATCAGGCTTGATGTTATTGATGGCGAGTTGCGTGCTGCCCATGAGCACCGTTCGGGCTGTCTGCAAACCGAGCAAGTAGCCCTTGGCGAATATCACCGCCGTATCGTGGTCCAACCCGCTAAAGGCGTTAGACTCGCCGTCGCCTACTAACGGCCAGAGAGCATCGAGAGTCCTCTGTATCCGCGCATTTCCAAACGAAGCCATCTCTTTCAGTTCCGCTGTGAGCATGTTTGGATCAGCCTTCGTCAGACTGTCCGCCGCACTTTCGATGAACATCACTGCTGGTGCTAACCACATACTCTTCCTCCTTGTTGGTGTTTTCATAAAGTCGTTTCGTTTGTCGAACGTCGCGCGTGTAGCGCCTTTGTGCCCTGTCCACGGCATGTTCCTAATGGCCATCACTCTTCACTCCTTTGATAAAGTCCGGAGATACTAATGCCTGTATGCTGTCGAAGCACGCGATCTCCGGATTTCTAAGATATACCTTACGCGGCAAGCACAATGCCGTACAGATGGGGCAGCAGTCGCAGGTAGTAGGCTTACCCAAGATGATAGTTGTGTAGGGGCATGGGTGTTCGGCGTGAACGATTCTCTCTCCTTGGCCGACAGAGCACCTATCTCGGCGACAGGTACAGATCAGGTGATGACAGTTAATCTGTGCTTGGCTTGCCATGAGATACCTTCTTCCTTTCGGCTCAGCCATTAGAGTTTCTCCTCGTATTCAGACAGCAGCTTCCTGCGAAACTCAGCTAGACTATCGGCGGGATTTTCTGGGAGATCGCCGCCTATTCGCTGGCACTCTGTCTGTAAATCCTCTACGATTTTCTGGCGAGTATCCCGTGCGCCCATGCAGTACGCCGCCTTCCAAACATCGCACGAAGTGAGAGGCTTAAGCCCTTTCATTGGGCAATTATCCTCGTGCTCCGTAGCCTCTAAATCACCGTCGCATCCACCTTTGAAGCCGATGCACTTAGGCAGCGTAGCAAGCCATCCTGTGTACTTGGCACGGAGTCTGTCGCTCAGGGTCGCTGAGTTCTGGCGCGAGGCGGAGCCGGGGGAAGTCATCGCGCTGCCTCAATCTTCCGCACTGGACCGCCGCAGCGGGGGCAGGGCCAATGTAGATGCTGAGTCGCACGCTTGCTCCGCCAGCCGCAATGATCGCAACCGCACTTGCAATTCGGCTTCCTGTGTCCGCTCATCGCTGCACGCTCCTGTTCTCCCCGAAGGCTTTTTTCATCACGCGGTCGAATGAGGCCCACATCGCCTTCCAATCAGCGCCGAAGACGCTCTCTGAGGCCAGCTTCGTGCAGACGGTCGAACTCTGGAGGTTACGCATTTGATCTTCGAGCGCAACAATACGGCCCTCCAATTCGGCGATCTTCTCTTGAGCGCTAATTTTCAAGTCTCCTACTCTCCTCTGGGATCAGACCGTCCTTAGAACGTGCCGCCGCACCTCTTCCTGCTTTTCCGTCTCGGCGTGATTGGGAGCAGGGTCGTAAAGCACTGCCGTGCCTTCCAGCACTTCACGCTTCGACATAATCTCGAAGATGAACTGTGAGCCGTCCTCGAACGTCAATTCGAGAGAGCGGTCATCATTTTCCATGTATGCGCCCCCGAGATAGACGTGCGCCGCCTTAATAGTTTTTCCGGTAAGCGCTTTCAATTTCGCTCTATCTTGCATCGCTCTCTCCTCTGGGATCAGACAGCTTCAACGCCACATCGGCAATACAAAAGGGGCAGAATACGTCAATAGGATGCTGCTTCTCGCAGCAGTCGCGGCTATCGTGTTCACAACTGCACTCTGCTGACGCACCATCCCGTATTCGCTTGAGCGCTTCCACGAGCGCCTCTTTTTGTGCGCGTAACTCGTCAATCGTGTCGCACGCCTTCTGGACCGATTGCTCTAATCCCGATATATCGACTGTTGCTGTGTTCTCCTCAGGCATTGGTCACCCCCTCCCCTAAATTCAATTCTTCGCAGTACAGCACTTTCCATCTGTGACGAGGAAAGCGGTTCTTGCCGTCTTCCTGCGCCAACTTATAGGCATCCGTCTGATTGGACGCGGCGAACGTTACCTGACAAGTCTTGACTCTCCCTGCCCGATAACGAGGCCGCGTGTGCCACTCAAACGTGATGCGAAAATACCTCATGGCCCTTACTTCGCTGCCGGAGCCGCCCCGGACCCTACAACTTGTGTTCTGAAAGTCCGTTCTGCTCAAGAATTGCGTTGAAGTCTTTCTTGAACGCCGCGACACTGCGCTTCTGAGGCGGCAGGTTGATCGTTCTCCGCAGACTAGCTCGTGCTGCGATTGCTGGGGTTGCCGCTGGCGCCGGAAGCTGCGTCCCAAAGCCCAGCAGAGTCGTGACGACTACGCCCAAAAGCCCCTGCACCGTGGATTCAAGTTTCTGGTCCGGAATGCTCAGGTTTGACCAAAAGGCTTGCAGATTCGCTTCGACAGAAGCCAGCACAGTTGAGACTTTGCCCAGCAGTGTAGCCTTGTTCGCAGCTGGAGCCGACTCGTAGGAATTCACTGCTGCTTTTAGGTCGGCGAAGCCAGCGTTAACCAGGCTGACAGCGAGTGAGACTGCCGGAGCAATTACGACTCCGCCGCCTGTGAGAATCGCCAGGATAGACGCGACCGCGCTCAGGCCCACGGGAACATATTGCAGAATCGCGTTGTAGACCGAGCTGAGGCTGCACGCCCAGCCCGAAGAAAGTTCCGCTAAACTCGCTACTCCCATGACTGCCGCAATCTTGCTGAATCCGCGTCGATCAATTTTCATTTTCTTTCTCCTTTGGAATAGCTTTGGTAAAAACTCACAACTTAATCTTTCCAATCGTAGATCAGGTCTTGGTAGGAATCGTACTCTGCGGTTTTTGTGGCAGCGAAGCCATCAATGAGGCCAGCGACCGCAATGCAGGCAAAGAAAATACCTGCAAGAGCCGTGAGGATGCCGCTGGCAATCAGCAATTCGGCAGCATCCGACAAGCCTTCATCCTCAATATGTGGGGCGACCTTTTTACCGCAGTCGCAACGACAAAGCCAATAACAATGCCTGCCGTTGCTGCCTTGGAAGCAAATGGCTATTAATTTGCCGAACTTCTTTCCGGTTAGGTCGTTTTTTGGCATTGTTCAACCTCTATCCGAAGCCCGATGAGCAATTCCTTCATATCTATCTTTGCCGAAGTTCGCGCCATAATCCTCAGCAGTTCTCCACGACCGGGGAACTTTTGCTCCAGCCACGCCATGAACTCAATAGGGTTTTTGTGGGCAAATTCCATGTGATCCCGATAACAGAGTGCGATGACATTCAGCAACTCGAATCTCAGGCGAGGGTAAGTTCCCTTTGGCAGCAGATGGGCCGCAGCCAGCGACTTGCTAGACCCGCAGCGCTGACACACCTTATCTCGATGCATAACAAGTATTCGCACCAGCGCATCCGCATCCTTCACTAACCCCTGATGGGCACTCGTCTTTGTGCGAATCCGAGTTCGCTTCAAAGGCTTCGTACTTCGTTTCAATGAGGAGGGAGTCATCGACTCTTGCCTTTCTTGGGCGAACGGGCCAGCGATCTTTCCAGCAGCAGAAGCGGCACCGAGAACTGGATCGTCTGATTCGGGCCGTCTCTTTTCTCGAAATGGGCGGTCTGCACAACAAAGTCGAACTTACGGCCTTCCTCGTAGTACCAGATATAATCTGAGACCTTCTGTGGTTCGCGTGATTGCGCCATTCTCCACTCCTAGGGCATCGCCCTTTACTTCGTGCCGTTTTTAGCTACCGCACGCTGAATCAAGGTTCTGAGTGCTGGGGCAGTCGTCTCATAGAAGGTCATGGTTTCGCTGCGGACATACTTGCCAGCCTTGAGTTCCCTGATCTGCACCCGCACCGTGGTAATCTGCGGCTTCTGTGTGAGCATGGGCAATTATTAGCACAAGTGAGAATTCCGCGTCAAGTCAAAAAATAGAGTTGACAGAGAATTCTTTTTCAGGCATGATGCGTGCATCGGAGGCAACCAGTGAGTAAATTGCGCGAGATTGAGCACTACGTAACGAATGGCAGCCTGATACTCAACGCTAGCGGCTATCTGGCGATCACCACGACTTTTGGAATGATGTATGCGGTTGTGGATAATACGGCCTCCAATCGCCGATTCCTCAAGAAGGTGTTGGCGCGGATGGAGAAAACGGCATCTCTGAAGCGAGAGCGGCCATGAGCAACCGATTCATCCAGACCGTTATCTCCTGCTGCATCTGCAAGGGGCAGCGGAAGGATGCGAATCATTGGTTCCTGCTGCGCGTAGGGATGATGTTGCCTGAGCCTTCCCCCACTCCCCCGCTTGATCCGAATAAGCCCGTGTACAGTGTGTTTCGGCTCGATCCGGACAATCCGCCATTGAAAGCAAATTACTTTCCCGTGTGCGGCGAAGTCTGTCTTGGGAAACTGGAAAGCCGAGTCATTGAAGGGAAAAATTTGCCATAGGAGGCAACCATGTATACCGAACCAACTCCACTGGAGCAGG